TAGACGGGCGCTTCTGTCGTAGTTGGCGTTCCTGCTGCGGATGTTTCTGTTGAGGTAGTGGTGCCCGTTTCTGTTGTCGTTTCGGTTCCGGTGGCTTCTGCTGTTCCCGCAGGGTCCCCCGTCGTTTCGGGTGCTGCGTTTTCGTCTGACATTTAATGCTCCTAGTAGTTATGGAATCGGGTTTACTCTACGACGTGCCAATCGTCTGTCAGCATATCTGTTTGGCTGGCCAACCAAGGAACCCGCGCTCCGGGGGTGTTGGCAGAATCAGAAGGATAGTTAATGTAGATGTAAGGCAAAGTCATCTTGCTATTAGCATCTGGAACCTGAAGTTCGAGCCATAAACCCTTACCGTTCCAACCGCTACGTTGGACTTTATTTCCTTTACGCAGTGATGCAAGCGCGCCTCCAAACGATAAATCTGTAGTCATTTAATGCTCCTAGTAGTTATAAATCAGTCTTAAAATAAAATAAAGTTCTACGGCTTTACACACCAGCACGATCGTCGTGCCGATAAGCATCCCGGTCAGAAAGTAGCCCAAATTTTTCAGTTCAGTTCTACTACCTTCAATACGGTTTCAGGAAACTCGCCTACCCGGAGGATGCCCTCGGATATCCAGAGGCACTGGATCGTTCGGCAGTCCTCGCCCATGAAGTGCTTCCGCGCTTGCTGCACGGTCATTAGTTGATCGGAAGATGGAAGCTTTACAACGGTACCCGGTTTGAATTCAGGCATTTTAATCTCCTTAAATTTATGCCGGATTTGGTAGATTAAAAGGCGCTCCGGCGGCGCCACTTATAGTCCCAACGGCCGGTTTTACGAAAGCCGTCGGCCACATCTACCAGATGGTTCATTTATGACTGTTTGTTCTCCTTGAATTTCATCAAATTTAACTTCAGCATCTTCACGATTTGCAAGCCCACGAAGCGGCGACCGCTCACGAAGGCGTGATCCCGAGCATCGCTCCGGTATTCAAGATCATAGGTGCCAGCAGCGTGGTTGATGACCCAATCGAGCGCGCGCTTCTGTTGATCAGAGTCCGCTGCTCCTGCTGCCAGTGCTTGCATCGCTGCGATATCCGGTAGTTCATACGGCGCCGGGTTACACGCTGGCGGTTCTACGAATTTCTTTGGGGCCATAAAGATAGTGCTAAAATATTATTGCTCCAGATGTGTGATGGATTTCTCTGAGATTCTATCGCCGTTGATAAAGAGTTTTTGAACCTCCCTCTTAATCAACGCCCCGTCTGGGGCACCTTCCACCTTTAGCTTACAACTTTCCAATCTTCTGCTAACAGATCGGCTTTAGTGAGCGTCCATGTAGCATCATTCATGGCTAAGTGCTTACTAGCTGCCCATCCTGCACGGGCGACCTTCTTGCCCTTGCGTACCGCTTCAACAGCCAAGCCAAAACTGAGGCCGTCTGTACGATGGTAAGCCTTCACGAACTGCGCTTTGGACAGCCAGCTAACATAGCCTTCATACCCCGGAAGATTTGGGGCATAACCTATGTGTACGACAAGAAAACCTTCATCGTCGCCGTCTTCACCCGCTGGCAAAGTTGTACCCGCGAGATCGTGAAACTCTCCACGGGTCAGTACCTTGGCTTTTATCAGCTTAGTTCCGATGTAGTTAGCTAATTCATGGTCATTGCAAGTTTTTGTTGCTGTATTCATCTTTACTGCTCCTTTTAGTTATCACACAACAGCTTGCGCTTGTGTTGGTTGCTGCGCCTGTGCCTCGGCCATGGTCTTAGCGATGTCGCTGCCTTGTTGCATTTGGTCAAGTAATTGCGCAGTTTGTTGCTGTTGCTGCTGTTGTTGCTCGATCGCAGCAACATCATTCTCGGAACGCATCCACTTGGATGGCGTCCCGATACTTTGAAGCACGTCGCGGAAGGCGATCTTGACGTCGATGATCGCGGAGGCCGATGGGTCGATCGCAACCGCCTCGGCCATCATGCTCTTGGCCTCAAGGAAGCGTTGACCTTTCTGTCTCTCGGTCGCGTCGTGCAGCGGTGATTCGAAGGCGAACTCATATCCCATGCCCTGAAGTTCACGCGGCATATCCATAGGTGATCCGAAGGCTCCGGCGCGCAGCATGAGCGAAAACGTGTTCTCGCAGATCGGTGCGTTGTACTCGGCCTCCATCGGCTCGAACAGCGGCATTGCTTGCCGGATGTACTCCTGTACGCGCTGGCCAACTTCGTATGCAGTCATCTCGCGCTCCGACGGGGGCATGGACAGCTTATTGAGGAAAAAACACTCAGCGATCATCTGCTGAGTGTCCCGCGCCATGTCGCGCCCTAGAGGGATTCCCCGGGTGTCCTGAGTCAGAGGGCGCAGGACTTCGCCCATGCGCTCGTCGTACTCAGAATCGACCCATGTCACGCCACCAGCGTAGATGCTGATATCCGACCGCAGGGCTTCCTGCACTGCAATCATCGGGGGATTGGTAGCCTTCTCCCCGGCCTCAAGCAGGACGCGCGTCATCGCCTGTATCAGCCGGGCGTCAGGCAATGCTGCGACCGTGGAGGGCGAGTAGGCGTACTGTGAACCGGACACGGTTTGCCAGCGCGGTATGACGTACTCCATGGTGAAGATGCCGACTTGCTCCATGATGTGCTTGTTATCCACGTCGATGTAGTACGACTTGAACGGTGTACGGGAAGGTCTGCCGTCGGGCATGTAATCGGACGGCACGATGCAGTGCCACACGTTAAATTCGCAGAACGGATCGCTCTCAAGCTTGTCTGTGACGCTTTGGTGTACCTTGCCGGGGAACAAGATAGAGAGTTCGCGCGCCGTGGGTTTCCATTTCCGGTACACGGTATCCACCATGCCCTCGTCATTTTCGCGCCATGCCACATCGCGCAGGTGCCAGCAACGATATAATAGGCCGTCTGCGTTTTTGTTGAGCGATGTCTGAATGACGGCTTGGCCAAAGGTGGCGAAGTCATGGTCGGCTTCTTTGGTAGCGCGTGTAAACTGCGCCCGTCTGTTGTACATCGCTCTTTTTTGAACGCTTGACGCCCATTCGAGCCACGCCCGGGCTTCAGTTCCCAAGTTCTCCCAATTCTGTGAAGTTCGCAGCCTGAACCACTCCTTGCTGGTAGGCCGCAACATGGAGCCTAGCGCGTTGCCGAGATCGCGTCGTGCAAGCAGGGGGTAGCTGGTCGTCAGATGGTCAGCGAATTCCTGCCCAACATTGCGGATCGTCGTGAAATCCGCGCGCTCGGGATAGAAGTTGTCGGCAATTTCTTGCCACAATGAGAGCAGGGACGATCTGCTATCAAACAACTTGCCCCCCTGCTTCAGGTGGAATTCGATGGTGTCCTGCATGCTATCCTCCTAATAAGGTGCTCGGAGCAGTCTTAGGTTTCCGTTGGTCACGCAGCCTTTGCAAACCCGCTTCATCAAAATCCACAATAGAGCCGCCTATGGGTGCGTAAGTGAACCCGCCGTAATCGTTTGGCATCTTCTGGACTTTAGTAGGGTCTTCATCTTTAGCGATAAAGCCAAACTCCTGCAGCAATTTAACATCCTCGTAAGGATCAGGCGCTTCAGTTTGCGTCGGGGCGTTCGGGTCTGTTGGCTCCACGCCTGTTTCCTCAAACAGCTTCTGTGCATTTACGCGCCGGGCGCGTTCCACCCCCGCCTCGTAAGTGCTGCCGAGGGTCGGATCGTTGGGGCTTAATAACGTCGTCGGTTTTTTCGGTGTCGTTGCCATCTTAATATCCTCCCCCCAAGCTATCAGAAGGTCCCCTGTCCTCGGTCAGGATCGTACTTTCCCGGCCTTGCCGTTGCGTTTGACGCAGCAACGATCTCCGGCGCGCCTCCTCGACCGACTTGGTATCGATAGTCGGCATGACGGCCTTCACCGGCTCAAGCTTGGGTTCTTCAATAGCCGCTGGTTCTGGCAACGCCGCTGGTTCTCTTGGAGATTTGGACATGGCCTTGCTGATTATGGCTCCGGTCGCTGCGGCAGCGACGGCTGCTACGACTGCTGGTGGCATTTTGATATCCTTTTTTGATAAATTATTGAGATCGGTTCATACCCCAAGAACTCCAGCAAGTGACCCAACTTCATGTCCTTCAGGTTCGTATGGTTAAAAACCAAGTGTATCCCCATTACTGCAAAGTGTTCCTCTGCGAGTCGAATCAGCCGGGTGCCGACCATGCCTCCACGATACTCTGGTCTGACATAGAACACGTCCTGCGTCGCTTGCCATTCGTCTACGCAATGCACTCCTTGATGGATAAAGACCGCCGAGTACCCGATCATCTTGTCGTTCTGTTCAGTATCCCGCGCGGTGAAGATCATCAAACCGCCGTTGGCGTCAGCGTTCCGATACAGTTCGTAATTGACGTTCAGCGGTGTGCCCGGGGAGTGCGTCAGTTCCCTCCAGTGAGCTTCCAGCATAGGACTCATCTCATCCAGCACACTTTCAAACGCCTCGCTTTGATACGTTATCATCTGTGCCTCCGTGCAAGCGCCCCCCGGCCCATTATCACTTGTGGCGTCATTCTACCGCCTTTGACGTTCTTCCACTCCCCGCCAGCAAGCTGTTCCACCTTGTAACCATCCCACCACGCCATGACTACGGCATCTCCCCGATCGGGAGATCGATTGAGGCGCTTGCACACATCCTCCTTGCTCTCTAGCCGGATGCCTCTGGACGTCACCTCGTAACGCGGCGCACAAAGGTCGGACACCAGTTCGGGATCGATGGGCAATATGATGTTGGAGCCTTGTGGCTGCGATGGGTCGAGCGCTTCGCGAAAGCGCCAGTACGCCTCGGTGCGCACGTTGAAAAACGCCAGTTGCCGGTCGCGTGTGCGCCGGGACGAGGACTTGATCCCCATGTAGGCCACGCAGTCGATGCCGTTCGCTTTCATGTGCGCGTAGGCCTCGCCACCCCATCCGCCGCCGATATCCACCACAACGCGGCACTCATCACGCCGGTTGGTCACGACCTGCCCCGCAACGCTTGGCCCATCCTTGGTCTGAGCGCCGGGGATGACAAGAAGCGGCGCGTACCAGCCGTCGTACCTTGTCGCCAGCACGGTGTTGTCGTTACCGCCCTGCGCCACGTCGACCCCGATGCAGCACATCGGTACCCCGTAGGGCGGATTCTTCGTCCAGCGCGCTTGCGCTTCGAGCACCCACGCCGAGGGGAGCGCTTGCATAGGCTCATCACGCAGCCCCACGCCGAAATCACCGTCGCGATAAGCGAGGCGCAAGTCTTCAGGGAGGCCAGCTAAGGCGGCAGCGTAGTTAGTGGCTGAAAGATCAGGGTTATCGGACAGTTTTGAGGGTATAAACGTGCGTGATCGCGCAAAGACCTTTTCTCCGTTTATAATGTGCGGTCCGCGACCGTCAACCTCAATCTCCTTCCCTTCCTCGCCGGTCGTGTACCAGCGAAGTTCTCCGGGGCGTGCGGGGTTGGCATGGCGCGGATCAAGCCATGCACCCCACCTCTTTACCACCCATAGACCTTCAGGACGCGTTGGCGGGTTCCCTGCTGCCACAATACGGCACCGTTGTCTTGGGTCAGCGCTCCGGTTCCATGCGTTGATGAACACATATTGAGTCTCGGTGAAGTCGCTCACCTCATCGAACGCGATCAAACTGTGCGGGTTCCCCTTGTATCGTTGCTTATCCGACTCTAACTGGCATCCACCGATGTCGATAATGCGATCGGTGCCCGGTACCCGCCATGTGCCTTTCTGCGAGTTATACCCGTCGCGGGAGCCTAGAATCTCACCTATCCGGTCGGCAAGGCCGTCGGCCTCCTTATTGGTTCGCCGCAGGATCAGGGAGCGATCGTGCTCGTTTATGGCCAGCCCGATCTCGAGATCGGACTTGCCGCCCCCGGCCTGTCCGCCGAAGAAAATCTCATCGGCCTCGGAGAAGTACGCCGCAGTCTGAGGTCCCGGATTCGGCACCCACTTCATGTGGGCGGTCGCGTTCATCGCAAGCTGCTCGATCTCCTGACGGGATCGGGCGTCCTTAGTGTCCAGTGTTCGGATCAGTTCCTCGACGCGCATCTTAACGCCCCACTCCCATTAACATGCGCTTCCGGTCCCCGGCGGACGATATGCCGGTCAATTGAAGCAGCCGCGCGGTGAACTTGAAGTTCGCCGTGGTCAGCAAGATGATCACCGGCTCGGCAACGGGATTGACCTCGGTAGGATCAAAGTCAAACGTGGTCGCATCCAGCGTCACCTTCACGAAGGACGTCGTCCCGGTAGGTGCCGGGATGAAGTCGAAGTGCGCCACATCGAGCGAGACTGTCGTCTTGATTCCCAGCGGGTTCGGTACAAAGTTAAATACCCCCGGGATGAGATCAAGCACCGTTCCCGGTGGCCTGTTCTTCGCGTCGATGGGCAGCGTGGTGAACTCAAGACCGTCCGCTTCCACGTCCAGCGTGATCGTCTTCGCCGCGCTTACCTCTGCCCCGGAGAAGTTGAACTCAGCGGGATCAAGTGCGATCTGCTGGCCGATGAACATGCTCTGGCCAACGAAGTCGAAGGTCGCGGCATCGAGCGCGGGTCCGGCGACGAGATCGAGATCGGAAGTGAAAAAGTCGAAGGAGGTAGATTCCAGTTCGACCAGTGTAGCCATCTCGATGTCGTTGGCCACGAAGTCCATGGTTGTAGAATCAAGGCTCCACAACTCTCCAACGCTTATCGCAGCGCTTGGAAGGAAATTGAAGTCCGCAGTGCCGAGAGTGTTGCGAATTGCAAACTGGATACTTGGCCGACCAAAGTCAAAGATCGATACCTGAAACGATAGCTTCCTCAGTAACTGGATCGTGGTCGGCGTCAGTTTCAGGAGCGGAGGGCTGAACGTCATCGCGACTTTCGGCGCGATCGCGTTGGCCACGCCCGTCATCTTGAAGTCAGCGGGGGTCAAGTCCAGAACGAAGGGCACCGGCGCGGTATCGAACTCCACGCTGACGACCGTCCCGGTCATGGTTATGCCCGGCCATGCGATCGCCGTGGTTCCGGGGGTGTTGGCGTCCTTACTTACTACGCTGTCGTAAACCGTCGGCGTGTTGTATACGCTCGCAAACAGCATCGTAAACCCGGCAGGGGCGGTAGAGGGGTTCGCGTTGACCGTGTTCGCGAACAGCGACATTAATATTGGATTCGCCGCTAACCGGGCACTGTCCCACACTCCTGAATTAGCTCCACCCCCTGACGCCGGGACGTTAATCTTGAATTGTTTTACCGCTGCAAGACCTGCTCTCGACATCCCGGTTATCTTCAGGATGAGCATCCCCCCTCCGGTATCTACCGGCGAGACAGGAGCGGGAGCCGTATATGTTGTCTGTACTGCTACTCCGAGGAGGGCGTTCCGCACATAGATAGCTTGCGAAACAATCCCCCCGGTGGACATGGTCGCGATAGCGCCGATCAGGGAGTAAGTACCTAATCCGTCAGGGTTGTTATCAAACGGGCTATCCCACGCAGCGGTACCGGAGTGGTCAACAACGATCGCTACCAGATCACCAACAGCGGGTTGCGGTCCCGACAACGCTGGGGTAAAAACCTTGTCCCCGGCGTTGGTGTTGAAGACCCGACTGTTTGCGTAAACTACTATCGCCGCCATGTCAGCCCCCCAATCCTGTCAGGGCACGACGCGATCCAGTGACAAGGCTCTGCACGGGGAACAACAGCCTCCCGCGCAGGGTGAAGCTGGCCGTGCCAAGGGTCACTTTGGCGGCTGTGGATATTGCCGGGACTACAAGGTTGAACGTCGCCGGATCAGCGTCCACGACGTTCTCTCCCGGAGTCAGTCCGGCCTCCGTCGAGAAGCCGAGGGCGGCGGTAATTAACTCGACGATCATGCCGCCTCCTTGGAATTATCTGCTGCTGGTGTAGATACCGGATGCGCTGAAGGCTACGCTGAAATCGGACGCGACGTTACCGAGGTCGGCACCGAAGTCGTTCGAGAACCCGACGAGCCGGGACGATGCCTGTGCGCCGGTGTCGTAGTACAGGATCGCCCGTCGCCCGTTGGCGAACCCGGCAGCGTTCTGTACCCACGTCGCGGGATCGGAGGCGTCAAACGTCAGCACACCGGCGGTCGGTCCCGTCCACGTCGGTGCCGCGCAAACGTTACCGCCAGCCGTGTACCCGGTGCCCACAACTTCGTTCGTCGCCGGTACCAAGTCGTCGTAGAAATCCCACGCGCCCTGCTCGGATGAACCGATAGTCATCGCCTTGAAGATCGCCAGCTTCAGCGTTCCGGCGATCGCCGCAGCACGGGCAGGATCAGCTACCGCTTTTCTCCAGTTGTCGAACAGGTTAAATGCTGTTGCCATGTCGTTTCTCCTTTAAAGAAAGTGTTATTTAGTGTCTGTGCTTGTCGTGGCCATGACCATGGCCATGACCGTGATCACGGTAGTGTTGTCGTTCGTAGTACCGCCTGTAGTAAACCTGACAGGACGGATGTTCCCGGTAAATCCATCCGCAATGTGGAGGCTGCGGGAACGGAGGATAAGGTTGTGGATAAACAATCTGCGGGTAGAGAACTTGTGGCTGCGGTTGTACATAGACCGGCGGACGCCCGGTGGCTATGGCGACGGAAGTGCCATAAGGCCCCGTGCTGAAGTCTATCTGAGGCTGAGGCCGGTTCTGTTCATGCGCCTCGACCTGCCTCCCGAAGAAGACCGCATATAGAAAGATCGCGGCTGAGGCCAGCACGATGAGCCAGTAAAGCCACCACCAGTTCTGCTTCATTAGGGCATTACGCACCCGGGAGGGTTCTCAGGCGTGGGGCCGGGCACCGGATCGACCTTGCCGTAGGCGGCTTCCCGATAACGCTCGATCTCCGCATCCGGGATATTCGCGCCTTCCTCCTTCGCCTGTACCAAGCGCTGATACCGCGCGAGTGCCCGGGCGTCTACGATCTCGGGTGACGGAGCGAAGTTCAGCGGGTTGTTCGGATCAGCGGGTACGGGTTCCGCCATGGCGCGGACGTTGACCGGATGGGACGTCATGGGGATGTCGAACGGTGTGGATGCGCGCTTCTGGTTCATGCTTAAGTCTCCTTAGTAGACGAGGGTGTAGAGGATGTGGATGCCGCACTCCGTTATCGCGATCTGGTTCACGTTGAGCGGTTGCCCCTTGGCGCACTCGAACCAGCCGTGTTCACAGAAATTGGCGACCATGCCCCCGAGTGCCACGAAGGGCATGGCCGGGGAGATGGGCACGGCTCCAGACAGGAACGTCACGACGTTCTCGGCCGTGGTAGTGATGATAATCGCCAGCACCCTGATCTTGGCCGAAGCCTCGGGCGCGGGTACGAGCACAGAGGGACCGCCTACCGCTGCGTTGATGAAAGCTACGCGGACATTCTTCGAGATGCCGCTGGCCGGGATGACGTCCATGTCAGCCCCCCTTCTTCTTCTTGGCCACGGCCTTAGTCTTACCGGCGGTGTTCATGGCGATGGCGACGGCCTGTTTCTGCGGCTTGCCGTGCGCCATCTCCGTCTTGATATTGGCGGAGATGACCTTCGCGCTACTTCCTTTTTTCAATGGCATGGTGTGCCTCCTTTATGATCGATAGGTGATGAACTGGTTATCAGCGACGCGCCGGGTGCGCCACTGCGCCGTGCTGACGCCGGTCGAGGCCGCAAGCGACGGCACGATGGGAAAGCCCACAATCAGGTGCCCCGAGTTGGACGTTACCGTGATGTCGTCGTTCGACGCGATCGCCAGATTCGCCAGTTCCCAGCGGAAGCCCACGTTCTCCCGGAACCGCTTGCCGAACTCCCCTGCCTCATTGATGTAGTTCTGCATGGCGGCTCCCGTCGGAAGCTTGTACTGCATGGCGAGGACGGGCGTGGCGTTCAGGTACTTGTGAAAGAGGTGCTCCGGCTTGAGCAGGAAAGTCGCGCCCGGTCCGTCTATGGCAAGCGGTGCCTCCATGAGTTCGAGCATCACGCCTTGGTCATTCTGCACCTTGACGCCGTGGCCATCGACCACCAGTTCCCCGAAGGAGGACAAGCCCATCCGCTTGCCCTCGATGCTTGTCAGAATCTTCCGGGTCGCTGGCATAACCTCAAGCCCGGTAGGTCACGAACACGCTGTCGGCCGTGCGTACTGTTCTCCAGAGCGAGGTCGAGGTACCGTTGAGGCCACCTGTGGTCGGATCATTCGAAGGCACCAGCGGTGATCCCACGATCGTGTGCCCGGCAGCGGCCGTCAGCGTTATCGTGTTCGCCGCACCCGTGGACAGGTTGACCAGCCCCCAGCGGAAGCTGGCGTTAGGCAGCGCAAACGCCTTCATCAAGTCAGGATTCGCGTTGATATACGCTTGCATGGCAGCGCCCGTTGGGAGGGTGTACGCCTGTGTCGCACCGGCGGCATGTGTTCCCGTGAGCGTCCTGTTGAACAACTCGTCAGCCGTCAGAGTGACGGCGACGGTCTTCGCTATGACCGTTGGCATGCTCTCCACGGTGAGTCCCGCGTCGTTGGCCATGAGAACTGCGCGGCCATCGACGATCAACTCGCCCTGCGCTGACAGACCAATGCGTCTGCCGTGGAGTGACACTAAAATCTTCTTGGTTGCTGGCATGATGTTTCTCCTTTATAAGTTATGTGTTCTCAGCGGTGGCGAAGCCACGGGTGAGAGAACTGCTGCGGAGCGCTACTGCGCGCGACATTACTCCGTGGACTCAACGGCGTCAACCACCTCCGGTGCCTGTTGCAACACAAACGCGACCCGCCGGGCGATCTCCGTGGGCGACATCTGCACCTCCATCTGGATCGGCGCCCCATCCTTCCCCGTGACTTCAACACGCTGCGTCTGATTAAACAGCCCCAAGTATTCACCGAGTTGCTGCAGCGCCTTCAACTTGTTACTGAGCTTGTACTTCACGCGCGTCACCGTGGACACGTCGTTGAACTCAGTCTCCTCCATATCCAGACTATCGACGGCGGCAGCGACGTTGCGCGGCAAGAGATGCAACGGGATGTACCTGCCGGTTTCCGGGTTGATTAGTGCGCGGGGGTCAAACAGGGCGATATGGGCGATCTCCCGTACCACATTCAACATATTAATGCCCTCGTTGTGCAAAATATCAGCCCAATGGCTCTCAATGGTGTCCCGTATGCGGGGATTGGACATCAAGGCGACGCCGAGATCAGACGGATTTTGGGGGTACCCGGCGATGAGAGCAGCCTCCTGCGTTGACATCCCTTTTAAGATGCTCTTTATAAACAGCTTCTCCTGTTGTTTAAGCTGTTGGGGGGTCAAATAATCAGGGGAGTTGTAGTGGGAGTCAGTGCGGATAAAAGGCAGGGGCGAGTGTGGTGAAGGGTCAAATCCGCTGGGTTTTGGGGGATTTGTGGGGATATAGGGCGTTCTTCGGGCTGATTTTGGGTGTTTTGTGGGTTTTTGTGGGGGTTCTGCTGGTTTTTCGGGTTGGATGGGGGAAGATTGAGAATTCTTCCCCAATTTGGCTTGTCTGGAGGAGGTGTTTGGAATCTCTAATCGGGATTCCGACCCGGGATTCGCGACCTTGCGGTTTGTGTGTATCACGCTTAATTCTCCTTGTAGTATGAATCGGATTGGTATGTCGTTTATTCTATTTGATTTTTTAGGAAATAGGGAGGCGTTGAGTTATCGGTAGCTAGAAACGGGTCGAGAATCGGGATTTTAGATTCCAGTTATTTTTCCGTAGCTAAAAGGGACTCTTTAGTTTGACTTTTCAGTTTTTGGTACGCGTGGTTATCATCAAAAGGCTGGGTAAAAATCCAAACCCCCTCCCCCTTCGCCTATAGAAATTCTATGCAGAGAAGAACTATAAGTGAGTAAAATCAAAAGCATAGTGTCGCTTCGCGGCTGTTGTTTAAAGGCATCAATGCAATGTCCTCGCTGCGCTCGGAGCGTTGAATCAAAAGCGAAAACCGGCGGAGCCGGAAGGCCGCGCAGTTCGCCACGAATAGCGCATAGCGCGTCAGGATAGCGTCTAGGCTAGGCGATCAGGCAAACAGCGAGGGCAGCGCACATATTAAGAACGCGCGCGCGTATATCACGTTTAAAGCGCTTAGTAAATAGGCAATAATGATGCGCCGATGGTATGTTAATTGCTTGGGCGCTATTCACGAATAGCGAATAACCTGATAGCGGGGGCGCGCAGTCATTAAAGAATAGTGAATAGAATCAATATTGTGGCATACTATATGGAGTAATAACCGATTCGCTGGCAGCAATGAGCGCGGAACTATGCGGGGCGCTGACTTGCGCCGTGCTGATTACTGCCAGCGAATCGGTAAGAGTGAATCGGAGCGGGGAGCGGATCGGAGCGGGGCGACGATTGCGCCCCGTGATTGGTCTATATTAAATCGTCAACATTGTTGATGGGCTTACCGTCCTTTCCATAAGGATTGTAGATATGATGGCGTGATAAGGTCTTACCGTCGGCTTTATATTTCAACACACCGTCAGGCCAACGTTCTAAGGGTTTTATAACCCTTTGCGGGACGCTTGGCGGCGCTGGGGCGCTGTTAGCGTTTGCCTTTGCGCCGATTGAGAGCGCTTTATTTATCTGTTTATCTCTTATGTCTTCATGTCGTTTTATAAAAACGATTGGTATATTAGCTTTTAGCACTTCAGCAGCGGCGCATAGATCATCGATCATATAATCCTTTATTCTGACTAAACCGTTTTCCCAAGCCGCTAAACCTTGTGCGGTAATCTTTAATCGTGAAGCAATTTCACGTTTACTTAGTCTTGATTCACGCAAAATATAGTGAATTACGGGGTGAATATCTTTATGCTTTTTCATGCTTTTTTGCCTCCTTAATAGTTAATAAAATCATCACTTTAAGTTAATAAACTTGTGTTTTAGTAGTGTTTTATTGAATAAAACAACCTAAACACAACTTAAACACTACTCCAGATAGGGGTTAAACACAACCTAAACACAAACTAAACACAAACAAACTAAACACAACCTAAACACAAGTCAAACACAAGTTAAAAGCAAACCAAGATAAAAGAAAAGCCAAACAAAACCATAATAAAATAATAATAAAAGGATAATTATGTGTATATGAAAAGTAATAAGGGGGAGTGCTTATATAGCACCCCCTTTTTTCATACACAGAATCCCAAGTATTAAAAACTAAAATATTGCATTTATCTAAGGATAAATTGACCTATATCAACGAATCCGATTCATAAAGCGATTACATTACACCCATAGCATTTAGCTATTGATAACTAATTAACTTTGATAAGGAGCTTTAAACATGTTGAATACTTCAAACGGCAAAACGGTTTTAAATTCCAATGGCGCGGTTAGCGCATCGGTCAGGGAGCATCAAGCTTATAAAGCAGTAGAGGCAGCGCAAGCAGCGTACACGGCAGCGCAAGAGAAAGAGCGCGCAGCATGGGCAGCTTGGGACGCGGCAACCGACGAAGGCTTTTCGGCAGATTTTCAATCGAGATGTTTTGATATCGCAGAAGAAGCGCGCCGCACTACATGGGCAGCATTTAACGCAATGTGTAAAGCGCAGACGGCACTAAGGGAAGGCACTTATTAAACGGCAGGACAGCACCGGCACTAGACAAGGGGCGCAATGGTGCGCCCCGACAACTACAGGAGATTTGAAAATGAAAGCAACTACAGCATTAACAACAGCAGCAAAACGGGAAATCATGCTTTCGAAGAAGCGCGCAGGAATGGCGACATTAAGAGCACGGCGCAAAGCCGAAGCGCTAGAGGCGCAAGCGGCGATTCTTGTCGCAGTCGATGGCGTGATTAAGGCAGCTAAGGAGCGCGCAGCGGTAGCGCGTTATAAGGCAGCGGTTAGGGCTATCCAAGACGGCAAAACAGCGCGCGAAGTTGCGGCGCGTGAGAATGAATACCGGGTGAGTGAAGCGGCGATCTTGAAGCGCGAAGGGGGAGCACTAGCACCGGCGACGCTTGATCTAACCGGCGCGCTAACGGCAGTGCGCACCTTCATTGCATATTCGGCATTTGGAAAGCTGATATTAGCGGCGCTCTGTAATCAGTACAACCGGCGGCACTGGCTACAGCAAGCTTTTGCAGACGGCAATTGGCAGAAGGTGAAACTGTGCGTTATGAGAGGCAGCGAGCTTGATGTATTGAACTATGAGCTTTCGATTACTAAATGCCGCTTTAACGCTCATCTATGCCGGAGGCGCATTGCCGGACTGATTGAGCTTGCTGAAAGTGAAAGCGCCGGTATTACACGGCATAGCCTGAGCGCTGGAACAGCTTATTAAAATGAATTTATAGCACCGCCAGTGCGTTTATATGCTGGCGGATAGTCAACCATACCAGAGAGGGGCGGGAAAATGAGGCAAGCTTACATAGTGATTGCGGAGCACCCGGACGACGAAAGCGCGCAGCGGCGGATATACACCAGCGCGCAGAATGAACTAAGCGCGCTGGTGCTAGTGCAAAGCTATCTTGACGCGGGAGAGGGCAGGGAGAGCGGCTATAGAGTAATCGGTATTGATTGGGCAGGGACAACAGCGGAGCGCGAGAGCGCAGCATTAAGACAAGGGGCAGGAAAATGAGCATACAGACAACGTACACACTCAAGCAATTGGAGAGCATAGCAAAGCGCGGGGGGCGCGTCCTGTTAGTCGAGACAGGCGACAGAATAGGACATGTCCTAAGCTGGCATAAAGGCGACAAGGCAGCGTATGAAGCGGCGCAGCGGTCAAGCTATGAAAACACGCGGCGCATATCGGTTAAAGAAGCGATAAGAGAGCTAACACCGGCAGCACCGGCAGCACCGGCAGCACCGGCAGCACCGGCAGCACCGGCACCAGCACCGGCGCTGTTTTTAATCACGATGGAAAAATCAGGACTTCACTATTTTTTGCGAAGCACTATTTGTGCTAGTTCCGTGATCCGTGCGGATAAATTCGAGACACACGAAGCGGCGGCGGCAGCATTGCTAAAGCTAAAGGCTAAAAAATTCTATCCGGCGCAAGTATTCAAGCAGTTCAGGATCGTACCGGCGGACACATTCGCGCCGGACTATGACAATTTGGAAGTATTCATTGCAGCGCAAAAAGCGAAAGCGAACCAGCAGTAAACAGCACCGGCGGGGCGCAATGTCGCGCCCGGCTTAACCTTTATGGGAGTTTTAAAAATGAGTACAGCACTAAAGACAATTTTAGGCAATGCGTTAATCAGCTTAACCGATGAGCGGCGCACATTAGAAAGCGGACTGTCAGAGATTACCCGGCAGATTGCGCAGATTGAAGAAGGCATTGCACGGCTAAACAGTCAGGGCGCGCCGATAGCACCGGAACCAAGCACGCCGCCTTGCGCCGCCTTCAATCTGGTACAGGATGGCAGTAAAGAGCTACCGTGGAGTTATAAGCTTTTGGACGTTGACGGCAAGATGATTGCCTTTAGCATTAAAGGCTATAGAACCCCGACAGGGGCGCGCCTCGCGGCGATCATGGCTAAGAAGAAAATAAACTATAACGCAAGGTAACAGCACCGGCGGGGCGCAATGTCGCGCCCCTCTTAACTTTTATGGGAGTTTTAAAAATGAGTACAGCACTAGCGACAGCGGTCAGGGAACAGGCGGTTAAAGAAGCGGCGAAGGATAAAAAGCAGCGGCGGAAATATGCGGCGAAAATGGAAGCAGCGAAAGCACCGGCGGCGCACCCGGCGGCTTTGCCGGTCACGCTAGAGATTGACGCGCACTACCTGAAAGCCGCGCTTTGCTTTGCAGCGGTCAAGGATTTGAAGCGCCCTATGTTGCAAGGCGTGTGTCTGAACGTGTTAAGCAGCGGTCAGGTGCGCTTGACGGCTACAGACGGGCGCGCAATGGGTATTTTTAACTTGCCGTTAGCGAATCTCGAAGCGAACCCGGCGCGGGAAGACTTCCAGACGATCTTACCTCGCGACATTATCGAAGCGCTAAAAATAAGGAGCACAGATTTTCAGCATATTCCAGTTTGCTTGACTGTAAGCGCAGACAGAAAACAGCTTACGCTTTCGCGCTTTGGTCAGACGTTCACATGTGCGGCGGTTAAAGACCGATACCCTGACTATTTAAACATCGTAAACGGTTTTAGAGGGCGGACACCCAGCGGCGAGGCGGCGCAGTTTGACGCGGATATTCTTTATACGATGGGCAAAGCTTTCAAGATATTGCACCCCAAAGTTAACTATTGCGCACCGGCTATAGCGCACGACGGCGCGAACGGTAGCGCACTGTTTAGCCTTGCCTGTGAAAACTTTATAGGCGTAGTTATGCCGCTAAAAGTTGACGCGCCGCGCGGCTTGCCTGACTGGATTTGAGCACATGATTTGCCAGGGTAAACGAGTGACTATTTTCAACGAAAAGGGAGCACTGAATTATGAACCTGACGCAGTTAAGACAATATCCGGCGCTGTTCGCTTACCGCAAAGCTTTACAGGCAGAGGCAGAAACAATCAAAGCTTATTTGTATTGTTTAGAACAAGGCGGCGCGGGACTGTTTGATACAGAGTGCGCTATGCACGATGCAAAAAACCGCACCCTGATTGCCAAAAAACGGGTAGAGCAATTTTCAACGAAAAGGGAGCACTGAATTATGAGTTATGACATGACATATTTAACCGAGGAAATCACGGCAGCGCACGGCACCCGCTTTAAAATCGAATTGTCTTATGACGATTATTTCCGCGAACCGTGGAAGGAAAACGACGGACATGGAGAGGTCAGCGACTGGACGACAAGAGACAAGCGCGCCGGGGAGCTTGTACTTTGGCAGGACGGACGCTCTAAGCTTTTTTATGACTTTGCCGGAGCGGTCAAGACTGCGCGCGCTGACGGATGGGGAAGTCGCGATTGCGCCCCGGACGATACGCCCGGACAGAGAGCGCATAAGGCGGCTATGAGTGATTACAACTATTTGCGCGATTTTTGCCGTCAAGAGTGGTGGTATTGCGTTTTACATGTAGCAATGCTGAATGAAGACGGCACGGAAAACGAAGATTACACAGATACTTGTGGAGGCTTCGAAGACGGTCACGGCAAGCGATACCGCGATTATGTAATGGAGGAGGCGCAAGGCATGGCAGACAGTCTGGAAAGGCAGCTTGAGGCGGACATAGCGCGGCGCTTGGCTACACCATGCACAGTTTGGCCTATGCCGTTAATCGCGCGCTATGGCAGCGGAAAGGCGGCGAATTATGATCCGGCGCGCTTATAAATTTATGGTTTGTGCAGTAATCGCGCTTGTGATTATTTTGGAAGTGAACCGGATATTAAGAGGATTTTAAATTGTGGATAAAAGATTGATTGACTATTACCCGCCGAAAATGCGCGAACAGTTTGAGCGCGCAGCGCAAGAGCGCAAGCAGATTAGACCGCCGGATATTCTAGCGCTAATCGTTTTCGGCATTGTCATAGGTACGGTATTAGCAGAAGCGTTTTTATTGAAGTAGGCAGCACCAGCGGGATCTTGCAACTTAACTCTTTATAGGATTTTTAAAAATGAAAAACCAGACAGAACCGAAACTGTTCGAACTGATAGCGCGCATTAAAGCGCTACAAACGCAGCAAGCGGACTATAACGCGCCAGCGCTGACCATAGCCGAAGCGAACGAACTGGAAAAAGCTATCCGCACCGTCGAGCACATTACAAATATGTCATATAGAAAACCGGAACCAGCACCGGCAGATGAGCGCGATTCAATAACAATTACTTGGAACATTGACGATGTTTTTGATTTGGCAGAACGTGAAGGGCGCGAAAAACCGACAATCGAACAGGCGCGCGAAGTGCTGGCACGCGAAGTGCTGGCAATGGCTGACAAACATCACGATGCAAATTATGGAATTTCTTGGGATACCTTATCCCATTATTTGCATGAAGTGTGCGGCGACAGCAGCGCGGACGAAGACGTAAGCGAGGGGGGCGCAATATGAGAACTAAGATAATAAAAGTGATTGCCTATAAAGCGACAGACGGCAAATTATTTGAAGATAAGAACGACGCGCTAGAGCATAGCCGCTGCTTATGGGAGGAAAGACTAGCGGCTTTCATGGGTAAATTAAAATTGGACGATACGCAAAACCCGATTAAAAACCATACCAAGCTAATGGAATTCATGCTTAAAAATGCGCTAGTGCTACGGGATATTTTCAATGCGGCGGCATACTCTGAAAGCGAGGGGGGCGAAAATGATGATTGCTAAGTTACCAGCACCGGACGCGGCGCAATTACACGCTACCCAATATGATAATAAAGAAGTGATCCGGCATTACCATGTTATTGGTTTATTCGAGGGGCGCATGATCGACTTCATAGATTGCCGGTTATACATGGGCAAGTCGCCTTGTGCGTCTGTTGTGTACGCTTCGATATGGGTCAAGGGAGAACCGACGGTCAGAGAAGGGGCGCACCCGTTCCGCTCAGTCTATACCGCTTGCGCGCTTCATGTGTCCGGGCGCGGTCAAGCTGGCGGCTATGGATACCATAAACCAAGTGCGGCTATAGACGCGGCGATCCGTAGCGCTGGTATCACCCTTGAATATACCGACAGCGCAGACAAGGGGCGCAAGGCGGACATATCAGGCGTAGGCGACGAGGCGATCCGGGAAGCGTTAGAAGCGATTGCGCGCGCTTGCGGGGCGCAAGGTGAAGTAATGATAGTGCAGTAAGAACAAACGCAGCCGCGCCCCGTTAAAAGGGGCGCAAACTTAAACTTAAATCAAAGGAGCAATAAACCATGACGACAGAAATTAGCAGCACCCGTACTGCAATTAATCGAGGTGATATTGAGGCGCGAATCGAAGAACTGGAAGGGGAGCGCGAAACGCTACAGGAAGCAATCGAGGAGGCGAAGCAAGAGCGCGCGGACTTGCTAGAAAATATTGAAAACTGCAAAGCTGACAACGAAGGCGAGGAACGCAGCGCGGACACCAGAGAGGCGCTAAGGGACGCAAAGCAAGCGCTTAGGGACTTTGACGAGGAGGGCAGCATTGAAAACGCAGAATTCAACTTATTAGCTTTCAATAATGACGAATCAGGCGAAGGCGCAGAACTGGCAGCGCTTCAACAATTGCTTGATGACATGGGCGGCGCGGACGAACTGATAAATGATGATTACTTTACGGACTATATCGAGGAGCTAATAAAAGACTGCTACCCGATGCCGGAAGGATTCGACGAAGGCGCATGGCCGTGGCGACATATGGCAATGGACTATGAGAGCGCAGCGGACGAAGCGAAGCAGGACTATTCAAACGTAGAATTTAACGGTCAGACTTTTTGGGCGCGGTAGTAATCAGGGAGCACCAGCGGGGCGCAATGTCGCGCCCCGTTTTAACTTTGATTGAGGATTTTAAAAAATGGAAATTACAACGAACAACAGGCCGCGCAAACTAAACGGAAAGGCTTTTAAGTACAGAGGGCGCTTTTTTCATCTTGATAATTTTAAACAAGCGCGTGCGGTCATGGTTTTATTAGGCTGGCATGGAGTAGTGCATAACAACAGGGGCGGCGGCATAGCGATAAAACTCACGGCGGACAATTCGCACGTTATTGTCGGACGCTTTTAACTTAATCACTTTGGGATTTTAAAAATGAGCACATATTACGATAGCCAGATAGCAGCGCTAAAAGTTGACGAAAACAGCGTATATAAACCAACTATTAAAATTTGGGGAAATCGCGGCGACAACAAAAGCACGAATCACTTTTCGATAAGCTTTGACCAGCTAGAAAAAATCCGCGTTATCTTGAATCAAGCAGCACCGGCAGCGGTAACAGCACCAGCGGAAAGGGGCGCTTAATCATGTACTGGACGACAGGCAGCGGCATAATAAGCTTACAGATAACGAAGGCAGAAGCAGCGCAAGGGGCGCATAGCGGATCGTGTGACGCTGACATTCTGGAACTAAGCAGAAAGCCGCGAATCAGGCGACAGCTTGCAAAGATTGATAAGGAAGTTTTAAAACGGGAACTTGACCAGTGGGGCGCTTGGGACGATGACGAACTGGCTGACCATGAGCAAAATTTGCAGCGCGTTTTATGGATTGCTTGCGGCGATATATCCGAGGGGCGCTGTTAGAGCACCGGCAGGACAGCAGCACCAGACGCGCCCCGCTTGGGGCGCTTTTTTATGGACGCTACCCAGCGAAGGGCGCAGGACGGGGCGCGCAGGACGACAGCATCCGGCGAAGGGCGCAGGACGGGGCGCGCAGGGTTTTTATGCTTTTTGGATTTTTTGACCCAAAAATCGGCCTCGATTTTTCCGCGCCCGACCCATGGTGAAGCATCCCACACCGCGCAAAATCCCACACCGCGCAAAATAGTGTATTATGCGCGCTGAAGGTTTCGGATCAGTCCGCTATCGTCAGCCTGAACCCTCCTATTACTGATCTCCCCGAGAGTCACTGATATGGAGGGTTCAACTTTTTACGGGTTATTTATCTCTACCCGCCCATCCACAATGATTACCTGATTTGCTTTCTCAAGCTTATCAAGCCCTGTTCTGCCCCACTCCATTGCATGCACTTCGGCTACCGACGGCCACTCGCCGCGGCTATCGTGGTACTCCTTAACGCCATCAAGCACGGTATGGGCCGCATCCCCCACCGACGTTCTGCGCTGCGCTTTGGGCGTGACCTCGCCCTCCTTCACAAAGCAACTGCCTACCGGCTCCCCGTCCTCATCCTCGCCCACCTCAACCCATTCCAAAGTGAAGCCGTACTCAGCGCCTTCCTCTCCGTCCTTCTGCTTCTCGATTTCGGCCACGCGCTCGTTACCGTCGCGGGTCACGCATATCTCCACACCGAGCGCGCCGCGCACCCCTGACCAGCCACGCGCGCCCTTCGATGCGTCCTTGCCGGAGTGATGGATAAGCAAGACCAGCGCGCCTGTGTGCTTATGCACCAGCTTGCTGTTGGAGATGATCCGCCCCATGTCCCGGCTTGAGTTCTCATCGCCCCCCGGCATGACGCAAGCGACGGTATCGATGGCCACAACGAGCAGCGGGGGCGTACCCGGTACCTTCTGCAGCTTCTTCAGGCTCTTGATGAGGTCGGTTGTATCCTTGGTTTCCAACAGGTTGGGGGAATCCCCGAGCACGAACAGCGGGACGTCCTCGATGTCGAGATCATGGCGCTGCATGTACGCCTTGATGCGGTTCTTCGCCCCCATTGACCCCTCAGCCGCAACGTATGCGACCGATCCCGCCTGTTTGATCTTGTGCTCCCTCCAATCGATGCCCTGCGCGACCGCGCACATCATGTCGAGCGCTAGGAAGCTCTTGCCGCTGCCTGATTCGCCGTAGATCATGCCGACTTCGTCCATGGGCAGCACGTCCTTGATGATCCATGACGGTTGCGCGCCGGTGACGAACTCGGACGCATGCTTGAACGCGAAGCGGTGAGAGGGGAGGGCGTCAGCCGGGTCCACACCGAGCAGATCGCTCACGTCGAACGAGTCCTGCGCGTTCTCCTCGATGATGTCGAACATGTCCGCCACGCGGATGCCGATCGCCTCCTTGAACTCTGTGTCGGTACGGTGAGCGCAGCTTGCGTGGAGGCAATGGAAGTGCCCCTCGACGTAGCCGCCGGTATGGGGAGGGTAGTACACGGTTTCCGTGGTGCCGCCGGACATGGAGTGACCATCCACGAAGGGGCAGACGATACTGAGCATGCCGTCCGCGCGCTGGTCGATGATCTGGCCGCGCTCACTCAGCGCTTGCACTATGGGATCGTTGGCGACCGCTTCGGAGAGGCGCAGCGCCTTGGTAGGCAGCGATGATTCGACCGATTCTTCGACCGCGAAGCGCTCCTCAAGCTCCTTCCACAACGAGTTGAATTCGGTCAGGGTCAGCGCCGTGATGTGTGTTGGCCAGCCTTCCGGCCACTCGTATCTGACCCCGCTTGTGTGAGTTGAATCAAGAAGGCACTGTTGACCAGTGCCTAGGAATTCTATGAAGCCATGCTCAGTCTTCAACCGGCGCTTGGGCAGGATGCCTTCGACGTCAAGCAGGACTAGGAATTTGGGAGAGTTGCTTCGTGTGCGGAGGGGGAAGTGCCCGAACACGTTAAGCGCCTCGTACACGTCGCTGGCCAAGTTCTCGTCACCGATATCAACATCGATCGCACGGACATGTCGGGTCTGCATGCACAGGCCGAGTTCGGGATTCTTTGACCATCGCGTGATCTCGGCTTCCGTGGTCTGGTGTTCAGTCCATTTCGGCATGCCCACGGCCTGACCGTTACTGTTGTAAACGCTTGGCACCTTGCCGATGGCCTTGAGCGTTGATGTAGGGGAAATCCCTGCGTTTGGATTGGCCGCAACGGGCAGGAGGTCAGCCCCTAGCCCTAGAACAAGGTCAAAGTGATCCCACGCACCGGGAGAAGCCCCGTAGTGTTGGCGCATGGGATTTACCTTTCAGTTGTGCGTCTGTCCGTTAAGGCATAAAGATCATCAAGGCTGACGAAGGGCAACTCCCCGTTCGTGGTCTTGTGCATCTCATAAGTTTTTGCCGCTATCTTGTGGGCTAATCGCAGTCGGAAGTTATCGCGGTGCCCCCCGGCGATGATGTAGAGGTAGGCGACGCTTGTCTCTGCCGCTTCCGCCAGTTCCTCACGCTGCTCCGGCGTAGCATTGCGCATCCATTTGCTCAGTGCTTGGTAGTTCATGCTTAAAAAACCTTTTTGTGATTAAGTTAAAACGGAATGAGAATCCTATACGATCCATTAAGGATTATCAATAGATAAAAATATTTAACACAAGGTAATAATAGCATGATATAGTTTTCAGGCGTTTTTTAATTTTTTAACAGAGAAGGGGAACTTTTAAATGAGAACGGATGCAGAAATTGTGGCGCGGATAGCAGAGATAGAAAAACGTGATTTTTTGGGGTTTGAGCAGAACGATCTGATCGCTGCTTTGACGTTTGAGGCAGCTAAACCGTACCTGATCGAGGACGCAACGGCAGAACAGTTCGGTGAGCCGGTACCGAGGGACAAGGAATCAGTTCTGAAAATAATGCTGGACTACATGCCGTTCGCTTGGGAAAAAGCCAACAATGGCAGGGGAATCAGTGCAGCGCGCAGCATGTCGCACTACACCTCATGGATATGGCTGGCTGGGGATGATCTTGGCAATCTTAATAACTATCAGTTCTATGGCAAGGACAATTTGGTCAAGATTTGCGATCACTACGGTTGGGATCACAAACAATGGGACGACGGCGTGAGGGAGAATTAAATATCATTGGCTTTTTGCGAGGCCACCATGAAAAACATTATGAAGCGGCACGGCTACCGGAACCTGCGGGAAGACGTGGCCAAGAAGGAGAAGGCAATGGCGCCTAAGTATGTCAAGCCGCCGAGGGAGGCGGCAGTACCCGAACCGGAGCAGCGCCCGGTGAAGGAGCGCTATTGTGAGCCGGTTGATCTCGGGGTGAAGTACATCCTGACGAACAACACCCGGGTACTCCATGGTGTGACCCTGTACCAGATACGCGCCATCCGTGATTTCGGCAACGTCAGGGCGGGGGACTTGGGCGGTTGGGTATCAGACGATGAGCGGCTGGCTCACGCTGGCCGGTGCTGGATCGCGCAGCAAGCGGCGGCGTATGAGAATGGTCAGATAAGAAACGCGGCGTGGGCAATGGACAGCACCCTTGTGAGGGGCAACGCGCTCCTTGCGGGGACTTCGTACATTGCCGACAAGGTGGTGTTGGAAGGCAATTGCAGGATCACAGACGAGGTTCATCTGTACGGCGATATAAAGATTGGCGGCTCCTTGTTCCTGAAGGGGAAGCATGATTTTTATACCAAGAAGGATGTGACTGATTATTTGAAAGAGGAAATTGAAAAGAGGAGAGCAAAAAATGGGAGCGGGGAGTGAAGCGGTACAACAGATGCTTGATAAGCTGGTGAATCACAGGGATTGGGACCCGAAGGCGGCGGAAATATTAGCCGAGAGGCTGGATGAATACATCACGGAAGTATTCAAACGCAGAGGGGGGATCGATGAGAACGAGGTCAAGGCTATCGTCTGCCGCGCCATCCTCAATGGTAATCCTGAACACTGGCGCACTAAGAACATGATCGATCAGGAGCTTGGGGTCGCGTTCGAATCACGTCGTACTGACGGTACTTGGAAGTCGGGATCGTTCATGTTCTTGGGGGGTGAGGAGGAGTACCGGAGGGCGGAAGCTCCGCTGGACAAGGAGGGCGTGGAGGACATCAAGTTGAAGAAGATCGAACTGGTGCTCGATGAGGAAACAGGCCGGATAGACGTTCAGAAATCCGTCGAGAGTTTCGTCGAGGTGGGATTCGATCTCCCGAAAGCGGAAGCACTGGTAAACAATCTTAACCGGGTAGTCAAGAAGTTCATCAAGCTGCGCGAGGACGGGGATATCCCGATGAAGCACCTCAAGCGAGACTTCGGGGGAGAGTTCAACAAGGTGATCGAGGCAGCGCTTGAGGAGCAGTTCGGTACGCCAGATGAGCCGGATGTGGAGGGACTGAGAACAAGAGCGATCGCAGAGTTGACCGGGATCGGTATGCGCCCGGAACGCGCTCAGAAGCTGCTCTCCGATATGGAGAGATTGGCGGATAAGGTATCTGATATCAATGGATTGGCAGACCCTGAAGTGGTTAAAGAACTGGCGTTAAGCGCTATCAAGGAAGCGTTCGGGGAACAAGTAATCAATGCCTCTGGAGACATGAATGACCTCATGTGGCGCTTGGATTGCCTGAACAAACAGGAAGACGGTACTAAGTACGAGCACCTCTGCGAGGGTACTTGGGAGAGCGGTACTCAGGCGTTCATCGACAAGAAGGAGAACTACCGTGAGGTACCGGCGTCGACAATCAGAACCGAGAGGCGGTACATGGTCATGGTGCTATGGACGAATAGCAAGCGCGTGAACTGTGTGTACAGCAAAAGCGGTGAAACACTTACGCAAATGTACAAGCGCATGGCCTCTACGGGTGAGCACATTATGATCGGTGATGTTGTTGAGAGGGAGGTGCCCCTATGAAAACCATACTGGAGGTACTGACAGCGCAAGAGTTAATCCGGCTTATGGTGACGAAATCAGAAAGTGAGTGGAGCGAGGTGTGCGACGCCATAAAGGAAGCGCGGGGAGGCGCATACCCGGATGATTGGTTTGAACTCATGCTTGCCTCCGGGTTGATGAGGAGTATCCAACAGTCATGGGGGACGCCGCGATGAAAGACCTTATAGAGGGCTTAAGAGCCGTAGGTTTAACAGTATTGACGGAAGAAGATTTGCCCTTGCCCCTGCCGGAAGAAGATCAGACATGGCGCGACGATTTTACCAAGCGGCAAGCAGATGGTGAGCGGTTCGATGGTTATATTGAACAAGTTAATCTATGGCTCGTTGGTCAAACTTGGGATTTTAGTAACCGGGTATTCAAGAAGGAGAACTTCAGGGTTCATAGCTGCCGTGACCAGTTGAAAACCGAGACTTGGTACATGGTGATGGTTAGGTATCGCGATGGCAGGATGTGGTCGTATGTCACGCAGGACAAGGCGCAGATATTTGCTGACGCTGTCACATGGCCTTACGAGATCATCGGTGATGTTGTTGAGAGGGAAGTGCGTTGTGGTTGAGCCTGATTACAAACAACTTAAATAGGAGATTTAAAATGAATTGGTATTTATCACAGGCAGCAAGAAACATACTGACTAGCTGGATGCGCGAAGGGATAAAAATCAACTTCGTGAAGGGAACGCTCCGGGATACCCCGGTCACGAAAGCGCATGCTGATTTTGCTGAGAGCGCCGAGTATTACGCCATACCGAGGCAGCAATTGCCCAACGGTTTGCCGATCGATACCTTGGGGAAGATGTGGCACGAAGGGCTGCGCTTGGAGGTTCTGAGAGAGGGTACCGCTGTCCCGCTCACTGACCCGGCTGAACTTAACTCTCCTCTCTGGAAGCTGCTTGTCCCCCTGCAATCAATACCCAATCAATTGTTGTCGGAGGATGGCAAAGCTGAACGCCGCAGGGAGATGCGGCGTCAAGTGCAGATCGCGCAGAGTGCCTTGAACACCCTGACAACAATGCTTCAGGAGCCTGACTGTGGCTAATAAATCTGACGGATTATTGCAAAAAGTAAGGGCGAAGATCGAGGAGGAATTCGGCTTGCGTCGTCAGTTCAGTCACCTTGATTTTGAGGAATTGCTCGGTGAGGACAAGGCCAAGGATCGCAACCGGATAGGGGTTCTGTTCTGCGGCCTGAAGCGTGGCGGGGCGATCAAGATCGTCAGCACTACGCGGGGTGTTCTCGGTACCAAGCGGTGCCGCATGTACAAGGTCGTGAAGCTTCCGTTAGGGGGCTACGTTCGCCGGGGGGAGGAGAAGGTTTCGGCCAAACCGGATAAACCTCTCAAGAGCGCTAGTCTGGACACCATCATGTTCAATTTGGGGAGGGCGCACCGTGAAGCGGAAGCTGACATATAGCTTGATGGACGTACTGCTTGCCGATCCAGACAAGCCGATCTCGCCCGAGCGCAAGAGTCATCAACTGACGAAGATGTACATCGCGCTGGACAGGATCGAGAAAGGTGCCGGTGCGGATGTCGAGGACTTGGCGCTGGTATCCGATGCCGTCGAGATGACCCATCGGTTCTACTATCACAACGTCACGACCTTGGAGGCGCACGACGCGATGCAGGATGACATCCAGATCGCGCGAAGGGCGCTGGTCGACGCTTACAAGCACTGGCAAGCGGACGACCTGACGCTCCTGACGGGTACGGGTATGCAAGCGATCCGCCGGGTGATGGATACCTACTACGCCTTGATGGAGGTGGTGCCGGAGCGCCGGATGATTGAGATGCACAGGGAAACCGAGAAGGCCAACCGGCTGGCGCTATCGAAGGGGGAAGCGTTCCATGTTGGGAAAGGCAGGGAGAAGAAGCCATGACAATTAACTCAGGAGGGGAGGAGATTATGAACAAGAACGAGACACTGGAACAGAAGGTTTACAGGTACATAACCAAGCACACACCGAAGGGGCACCACATGTCGTCCTTCGAGGCCATCGCCGGTACCGTAGATTTCAGGCACATGTGCTTGGCGTTCAGGGAGGCGATGGACGACGCCGCCCGAGAGGAGCGCGACCGCTTTGTGACGGGGGCGACGCCATGAACAAATGTGAGAAGTGCAACGTGGAACTGGTCAAGGGCGTAGCGCTGCAACAGACCTTTACCGGCGTACCGGACTTCCCCGGTGACGAACATCCGGTGACGATATCCCGTGGCGGTCCCGGCAAGCTGGTTCAATGCTGGAAGTGCTCCGAGTGCGGCAAAAGCTACGCCATGTCGGACAAGGAAAGGGCGACGCCATGACCGGAGAAAGGGAAACCCTAGAGCAGCAAGTTTACCGGGTAGCGAATGAGGTACTCGGCTATGAGGTTACGTCGTTCGAGAAAGCGCTGGCGAGTAGACCGTTCGGGCAGATGTGCGCCTTGGTCGGCGCAGTCCTCAAGGAGGAGAGGATGGCCAGCGCAGCGGAGTGTACGAAGATAAGGATCGGCAAGATCGCAGGGCACAGCAAGACGTTCGTAGCGGGGTACATGTGCGCTGCCGAGTATTGCCGTGAGGCTATCGAGCGCCGGATCAAGGATCAGCTATGACAACTCCAAAATGTTATTACTGCGGGATAACAACCGATCTGAGGCCATACGGCCCTAAGCACTCTATGGTTTGTTTTGATTGCGCCACGCTTACCCCTGAACGAGAAGAAGTCACAAGGAATAACTTTCACATACAACTGGCAGCGTGTGGCTTAGTAGCTGTGATTGATGGTAGCGATGTAGGTCCATATCCATTGTCTGCACCAGAAGACAAGGATCAGCTATGAACCCCGGCGAAACCATCGAGCAGTATGTGTACCGCATATTCCAAGAGATGCCCGACAATAGTATGCCACCGTTGGAGGAGGTCATGCACGACGCCTCGTTCAGGGACTTGTGCTACCTGTTCGACCGGGCGATCAGGGACGAGCGCGCAGAGTGCATCGCGATCTGTGAGAGGGTAAAGACGGCCATGATAATGAGCAGCATGGCCTACCGATCAGGCCGCAGGAACGGGGCGCAGCGCTGTCAGGATGACATCGAGCAGCGCAACTACCCCCCTTCTCCCCCCTCAATTAAACAATATGGGGGGTTGACCTATGGGCGATATCGCTGACGAGATGCTTGACCGTTGGTACGGCTTCGACGATGAGGGTGAGTATTACTACGTTGAGGATCGACCTAACTTAAAGTGTCGCCGCTGCGGTAAGAAGAACTTGTTTTGGGAGGAGACAGAGCAGGGCTGGCGGTTGCGGGACGGGGATAATTTTCACACCTGTGACGTGACCAATATGTTTGACATTATCGAGGAGAACTAAATGAGTGAAGCAGAAATGGGTGAAGCAAAGCTTAAACTGAGGATCGAGATCAAGCTGTTCGAGGACGGAAGACTGACTACCGAAGCTGAAAGCGTTGAACTGGACCACGGTCGTCTTGTCATGGTGGGCGCACTGGAACGGGCGAAGTGGGTAGTCATGGAAGAAGCCAAAAAAGCCGAAGGGGGGCACTGAGATGGTTGGATTTATGAAGAAACTATTGAAGCTGGTGGAGCCATCGCTCAAAGAGCAGATGTCGAACGAGTTGCAGCACGCCGAGCACGATTTCCTCCACGCCATGACGCACGTCGATCACTACGCAGCGCTTGCTCAGTGCCATGCAAACCGCATACGCAGACTGCGGACGTCGCTGCGCATGGAAAATGTGCTGGCAAGGCCGCAGTGTGAGGAGGGTATCTACGCCATGCCGGAGCCGCTTCAGCGGGTACGCTGAAATAAGACTTGACGAATTCTTAGCTGCTGCTAAACTAGGAGTTCGTATTGATAATCTCTAATCTTTAACCACTACTAGGAAAGGAAGCACCATGTCACTCGAAGATCAATTAGGAAAAATAAACGCTAATCTCGAAGGTCTGAACGTAACATTCGGAAAACTAAACACTAATCTCGAAAGACTGATCGCGAAGATTCCAACCCTTCCGTTCCTCAAGGAAGGTCCACCAGAAACCCCCGCTGTTAAGAACGAACCTCAAGAGAAACCGGCAAAGACTCCCGCTAAACCGAAGGGTGCTGACTCTGCGGCTGCTGCAAAACCAAAGGCTGAACCCGCTCCTGCTTCCGATCCAGATGCTGAGGGCGATGACAATCCCGAGAAAGTTACGCAGAAATCCTTGGGCGTATTAGTTACCGAACTTGGCAGCTTGGTCGGACGTGACGCTACGATCGCATTGATCAGCAAGTTCGGCGGCGATCGCTTGCCTAAAGTCCCTGCCGATCGATACGTCGATCTTGAGATCGCGCTGTCCAAAGCTATCAACAAAGCAAAAGAGGCAAAGTAATGGGTGCCCATGCGAAGTTGTCGCCATCCGGCGCAGATGGCTGGATGGTCTGCGTCGGCAAGATGCACATGGAGAAGGGGTTGCCCGATCATCCGTCGAAGGCTGCGGATGAAGGCACGGCTGCTCACTTCTTGGCTTCCGAAAGTTTGATCGCGGAGGTCAATGCGAATGTTCACTTAGGCAAAATCATCGCCGTGGGGGTGAGCGCAGATAATGAAGATACATGTACATGGAAACTTGGTGGCGTTGCCGGTATCAAGGCGCGCAATGAGTTCGAGGTCGATCAGGATATGGTTGACTACATTCAGTCGTACATGGACTACGTTCTCAATCACGGCGAGGAGGGCGAGGTGTACGTTGAGTACGCGCTCGATATCTCACACCTCACAGGGGAGCCGGAGGCAGTCGGCACTCTAGACACGCACATCGTCAAGCCGGAGGAACTGGTCATCATCGATCTGAAATACGGCCACACGCCGGTATCCGTGGTCGGCAATCGGCAGTTGATGATCTATGCCTTGGCTGCATACAACGAGCACAGTCTGGTGCAGGACTTCAAGCGGGTACGGATGGTTATTCACCAGCCTCGCGTGTTTGACGATCCGGCTGAGTTCGTGATGGAGATCGATGAGTTGATGGACTTCGCGGATGAGGTGAAGCTTGCCGCAAACCGAGTATGGTCAGTGTTCCGTGAGGAAGACGGCTCGATCGCTGAGAAGTACCTGACCCCCGGCGAGGCGCAGTGCAAGTTCTGCCGTGCCAAGCTTCAGTGCCCGGCGTTCAATAAAGCGACCGATGCCCTCGTCATATCACAGTTCGAGGATATTCAGGAGGGGATGGAGGGCGTGCCCGGTGCGACCATGGTTGGCCAAGTGGATCACTTCGTCAAGAGTTACACGCCGGAGCAGCTAAACAGCATGGCGAACACGCTGCCGCTGGTCAAGCAGTGGATCAAGGCGGTAGAAGATACGCGGGATTGGTATCTTCTGGAACAGAACGGCCAGCTTGCCGATTGGAAGGTAGTTCAGGGCAACGAGGGCAACCGGGAGTGGGTCAACGTTGCCGCTGCCGAAGCTGAACTGAAGCGCATGAAGATCAAGGAAGAACACATGTACAACAAGAAGCTTGTGACGGCGCCGCAAGCTGAGAAGCTGTTCAAAGCGAAGATCATTGGCGATCGCCAGTGGCCGAAGCTGCAAGGACTTATTACCCGCAAGCCGGGCGGTAAGACTGTAGTACCTGCGACCGACAAGCGCCCTGCATTGACGCATGTCGCGGAGCAGTTTGAAGTAATCAGTGACAAGTCTGAAAGTGTGGACGATTTACTGTAATCGATAATCTGTAATAGTTAATCTCAAGGAGAAGAAACATGGCAATGGTAACTTTGAATAAAGTAAGGCTGGCCTTTCCTAACCTGTTTGAGGCGAAGTCGATTGACGACGGTACCCCGCGCTACGGCGCGACGTTCATCATCGACCCGGACAGCAAAAATGCCAAGGCTATCGAGGCAGCTATGGAGGAGGTGGCTACGACCAAGTGGAAAGCCAAGGGTGAGAAGACTCTAGAAGAACTGAAGCGCAAGGAGAAAGTTGCCTACGGTGAGCGCGAGAAGACGAGCAGCGCCGGGCAAGTGTTCCAAGGCTTCGAGGATAAATACTTCTTGAGTTCGTACAACAAGAACCGCCCGACCGTGATCGATGGCCGTCGCCAGCCGCTGACTGCCAACGACGGGAAACCCTACGCCGGTTGCTACGTCAACGCCATCGTCGATATATGGGCGCAGGACGATGCCAAGTTCGGCAAGCGGATAAACGCTACCCTGACCGGCGTCCAGTTTCATTCAGACGGCGACGCCTTTGGCGGCGGCGCACCGGCACCGGCTGACTCCTTCCCCGATCTCTCGGACAGCGGCGACGAGGATGATGGTGATGTTGACGATCTCATATAGAATTTTAACGGGGGTGCCTTCCTAAAATGAGCGTGTTGGTCACACGCCTGATGGGGGCTGATGAGCTAGGTATACGGAACCCATCTCGTGTAACACAGCTTCGTTTACTGTGCATAAACCGCGTGGCACCTTAAATTAAAAACCGGAAATCAGCCCAACGACCATGTACGAGGAACCCTAAAGGTTCCTCTTACTTCTTTAACTCAGGGATTTAAAAGTGATCTGGCTCGATACCGAAACATTCAATGCTGTACCGATCAAGAACGGTACCTACGCCTACGCCACCACTTGCGAGGTGATGATCCTTACCTATGCCATAGACGACGGCCCCGTGGTGTGCCTCGATCTGACCGCCGGTGAGCACCCTTATAACGATCGCACCTTCATGGAAGCGATATGCGACGACGACCAAATTGTGACCGCGCACAACAGCATGTTCGACCGCAACGTGCTGCGCTCCTCCAGTAACCTTGTCCTCGATGTCCCTATCCACCAGTGGCGGGACACGATGGTGCAAGCGTTATCGCTTGCGCTGCCCGGCTCCCTCGACAAGCTGTGCCAGATATTCAAGGTGGAAGATGATCTGGCGAAGATGAAGGACGGTGGACGACTCATCCATTTATTTTGTAAGCCTCGTCCAAAGAACGTCAAGATACGCAGGGCGACGCGCTTCACGCACCCCGAGGATTGGGCTACTTTTAAACAGTACGCGATTAACGATACCGCAGCCATGCGCGAGATCGCGCGGAAGATGCCGATATGGAACTACAAGGGAAATGAATTAGCGCTCTGGCATCTGGATCAGGAGATCAACGACCGGGGGTTTGCCGTTGATCTTGACCTCGCCCACGCAGCGCTCCGCGCCGTCAACATGGAGCAGAAAATCCTCAAGCGCAGGACACATGAATTGACCGGAGGGGCGGTTGCCAGCGCTACGCAGCGGGATGCCTTACTGGAACATATCCTTGAGGAGTACGGGTTTTCGTTCCCCGACATGACCAAGGATACTTTAGAAAAAGTGCTGGCTGACCAAGAGGTGCCGGAAGCCCTGAAGGAGTTGGTCAGGGTGCGCCTCCAGACTTCGACGACCAGCACTGCAAAGTACACCAAAATTATCAAGTCAGCCGTCGACGGCCGTCTGTGCGGCACCGTACAGTTTGATGGCGCAGGACGCACCGGCAGGGCAGCGGGGCGCACCGTGCAGCCGCAGAACTTCCCGCGACCGGACATGAAGGCAGAGGAAATCGATGAGGGTATTGAGGCGCTCAAGGTTGACTGCGCTGACCTCATATACCCTAACGTCATGTCGCTCACCTCCAACGCGCTGCGGGGCTGCATCGTGGCGGCTCCGGGCATGAAGCTGGTCGTATCTGATCTGTCCAACATCGAAGGCCGGGGGGTGGCGTACTTGGCCAAAGAGAAATGGAAGCTGCAAGCCTTCAGGGATTACGACGCAGGACTGACTGAGGACTTGTATCAGGTTTCCTATGGCAAAGCTTTCGGGGTACCGCCCTCGGAAGCGATAGGTGACAAGCGTCAGATCGGTAAGGTCATGGAGTTGATGCTCGGTTACGAAGGAGGAGTCGGTGCCTTCCTCACGGGAGCCGCGACGTACCGCATCGATCTCGATCACATGTCACGGATGGCCATACCCAGCATACCGGAGAGCGTCTGGAACGAGGCGGTCAAGTTCTGGTACTGGTGCAAGAAAACCAAGCGCACGACCTACGGCCTGAGCCTTGACGTGTTCTGCGCCTGTGATTCATTGAAGCGCATGTGGAGGGCGCAACACCCCGAGATCGTCGCATTTTGGGCAGAGGTGAGGGAGGCGACAATCATGGCAATCAGAGAGCCGGGCATATCGTTCACCTGCCGCCGGGTTCGGATGAGGCGCACCGGCGAATGGCTCAGGATTATCCTGCCTTCCGGTCGCGCGCTCTGCTACCCGGCACCAAGGGTAGATGACAAGGGCAAGATCAGCTACGACGGCGTCAACCAGTTCAGTCACAAGTGGGGAAAGATCAGTACCTACGGGGGCAAGCTGGTGGAGAACATTACCCAAGCGTTCGCGCGGGATGTCTTCTACTGCTCGAAGTTCAACATCGAACAGGCAGGGTACAGGATCGTGTTGGAAGTACATGACGAGTTCATCACTGAGGTACCTGACAGTGACGAGTTCAGCGCGGAGGGACTGAGCCGGATACTGTCTGCCAATCCGAGGTGGGCACCGGACATACCGTTAGCGGCCAAGGGCTTCGAGACTTATCGTTACCGAAAGGGATAGCCATGAAGGACAAGCCAATTCTGGAAGGAGATATCAGGGACTATCTGCTGAAGGTAGCCAAGCAGTACCACGCGCTAGTCCGCAAGGTGACGTGGTACCAAAGGAAGGGAGCACCGGATTGGTTCGTGGCCTTTAACGGGGTACACCTCGTTGAACTGAAGCGTCCGGGAAAGGACTTAGAGGATCATCAACACAGAGAGATTGCGCGGTTAAGGTTGCAAGGGGTGGATGTCCGTGTGCTGGACAGTTATGAAGGTATTGAGGATTTTTTTAAGGAGATTAAAGGATGAGGGTATTAAAGGAGGTTCGCTTTTCCCCGGTCAGAGGGGCGGGGGGTGATGTGCTCGGCTATCAGTCCGAGTTGGAAGTTGAGATCGAGGGGGAATTGTTTCACACCGAGGTGTACTTAAACATCGATCGGTACGAGTTGACCACGCCATCGATGCTCGATTTCATTCACAACAATCTGCGCAATGTTGTGATTGACAAACTCCGCAAAAGATTGTTCGAGGGGGTCGACCATGACAACCATAGCGTTTGACGGCAGCATGATCGTGGCGGATACCCTGTGCGTCGATGCTTGGGGCTTGACGTCCACGGTAGAGGACAAGATACGCCGTGGCCTTGATTACTACATCGGCTTCGCCGGGTCTGTTCACCTCGTCGAGAGGTATTGGCGCACGGTGAAAGACGAGGGGCTGTTTGACGTCCTGCAACTTGGCTACCCTGACTATGATCCAGACAAGAGCGACATAAGCATTATGGTCTGCAACGTCGAAGGCAACGCATGGTACATGTCCGGCAGCGCCTACCAGAAGGTCACTCGGTTTTCGCGTTCTCGGGGGGCGACTTTTCCGTACCACGCCATCGGATCAGGCCGTGACTACGCCTTGGCGACGATGAACCTTGGCTACGAGGCAATGACCGCAGTCCAAACAGCCAGTGAGTTCGACCATCGTACCGGAGAAGGCATGGTTACTTATCACCTCAATTCACTCAGGGTGCCGAGATGAGCCGGATCATATTGCCGCCGCGCAAGCTGTACACGCCCCGCCCCTATCAGGGCATGATCGTGCAGCACCAGCTACGCCTGCCCCGCTGCTGCACATGGGCAGGGATGGGATCAGGCAAGACGGTTGCGACGTACACCGCGATCGACATCCGCTTCATCGCCGGGAATGACAAGCCGGTGCTCGTCATCGCCCCGAAGCGCGTGGCCACGACAACGTGGCCGGAGGAGGCAAGGAAGTGGTCGCACCTCAAACAGATCACCGTCATGCCGATCATGGGTTCAGAGGATGAGCGCCGCCGGGCGCTGAAATACGACGCCAGCGTCTACACGATCAACTTCGAAAACCTCGTATGGCTGGTTGAATACTACGGATCGAAGTGGCCGTTCGAGCATGTCGTGATCGACGAGAGCACCCGGCTCAAGTCGTTCCGTCTGAGGCAGGGCGGCGCCCGTGCGCGCGCCTTGGGCAGCATCGCGCATACCAAGATCAAGCAGATCGATCTCCTGACAGGTACGCCATCCCCCAACGGGCTGCTCGACTTGTGGGGTCAGCTTTGGTTCGTCGATCAGGGAGCGCGCCTAGGGCATAGCTACGAGGCTTTCAAGCAGCGCTGGTTCAGGCCGCCGGAGTACGGTGAGGGTCCACTGGTGCCTATGCCCCACGCACAGGCCGAGATTCAGGAACGCCTCAAGGACGTATGCCTGACCATCGACATGAAGGATTGGTTTGATCTGGAGGAGCCGATCGTCAACAACATCTATGTCGACATCCCGCCGAAGGCGAGAAAACTCTACCGTGAGATGGAGAAGAAGATGTTCATCCAGTTAGGCGAGAGGCAAGTCGAAGCGGTCAACGCTGCCAGCAAGACGCAGAAGCTGTTGCAGATAGCCTCCGGCGCTGTGTATCTCGACCCGGATGTTGATGATGACTACCACCCGAAATCGAAGGATTGGAAGGAGGTTCACGACATCAAGCTTCAGGCGCTAGAGGAGATCATCGAGGAGTCCGGGGGTGAACCCATACTTGTCGCCTACCACTTCAGGAGCGATCTCGCCCGGCTGCTCAAGGCTTTCCCGGCTGGCCGCGTGTTCGATGACAGCCCGAAGACCCAAGCCGATTGGAACGCATGCAAGATACCCCTCCTGTTCCTGCACCCAAAATCGGCTGGCCATGGGCTGAACCTTCAGTATGGAGGCCGCACACTGGTGTACTTCACGCACGATTGGAACCTTGAGAATCGGCTGCAGATTCTTGAACGGATAGGCCCCGTCCGGCAGGAACAGGCTGGTTTCAAGAGATCAGTTTTCGTTCACAATATCATCGCCCGGGGGACGATAGATGAGGATGTGATCGCCCGGACCGACGGTAAGAAAAGCGTTATGGAGGTGCTACTGGAGGCAATGAAAAGGAGGCAGGAATGAATCTGACCAATGGAGAACTGGTAGGGATTGGACTATGGGGGATATGGATCGTGATCGCATTGTATGTGTTGTGGGATGTGTGGCGTCACAGGACTAAATAACTAGGAGGAATTAAGCATGACATTAACAGGACAAGTAGCAGTATGCACGGGGATGATATTCGCGTTCCTGTTGGGGTACCTGATCCACACGCCGAAGGAAGATGCCAAGCACTTCATGCCGGTTCAGTTCTATGCTTGTGACGTAGACCTCAACACCGCCGAGACAGGCATTGCCGATGCCTTGGCCAACCACTGCTCTCGCGTTAAATGGGAGAGGAAATTCTAATGGCTGACCATGCGGATATAACAGGGGAGAGGGTAGAGCTAACGAATACCGTAGCGGTCGCTGCGGTCAGGGCTGCTGCTGCGAAGATGCCGAAAGGGGAGGAGGGGGAGTGCCCCCTCTGCGGTGAGCACTCCTTGAGGATCGTAAGGGGTGCTTGCCCTCCCTGTAGGGACAAGCACAAACTGCCTTAATCTTTAGGTTCGCTTTCGTCTTCCACAACGTAGTAGTCGTGAGCGAGGATCACGTCCGCCGTAAATGTTATCGGCAAAGAGAGAACAGTCTCTGCTGGCCAAGAGTGTCGTTTACCGTCGGGCGTTATCCGAACAACGTGTGCCTGAGCGCCTGTCTCGGGCACCTCCGCCACGAATTCCAGATATCCATAATCTTCATCCCACGCGCGCCGGGCGACATGCTTGCCCTCGCGTAATGAGTCCATTGCTCCTGCGAATGTTCCTTTAAAGATACCCATGTTTTAGTTTCTCCTATCTAATCTAAAATAGCCGATGGCTTATGTTCTCCACCGTTCGGGAAGTCTACTACCCTGTCGCTGTCCGCCTTCAGTGCTGCGGCTACCCGGTCTGCGACCATGGTATCCGTGAGCGTCCTCTGCTGTTCCTGCGCTTCCTGCTTACACCTTTGCACCTGCTCATTGATCCGACCTAGAAACTGCTGCGCCTTGTACATCGGCATCAAGATGCTGGCTGCTTCATTAATGAATTGCACGTCCTCCTCGGTCACAGTTATCTGAAACATTTAATCTCCTTTAGTTGTTGTAGTAAGGCAGCTTATAGATAACACCATCGATCTTAAATCTCAAGTAGCCGCTCGTCTGCACCGGGAGGCCACCACTGTTGCCAGCGGTAGCTGAAGCGGCGATGTTGGTCGCACCGCCGGTCACACCGAAGCCCTGTTGGAAGTTTACCCAGCAATTTTCAAAGCCGACGATGTCCTTGAAGGAGGCATTAGCGCTTACACAAGCGCCTTGCGGATCGAACAGAAGTTTCCCCCCGGCGTTCAGAACTATTGCGCCGGTGCTGTAGGTACCGGACAACTTGATACCGATGGGCTTATTGCTGGCGTCCCATATACCGTAGATGGTATGCGCGCCGGAGGTGTTGATCAGAATCCCGGTCTGCATGTCGTAGTTCAGCCGGATACCGTTTACGAAGTATGAGCCGCCCGGATCACCGTCGTAAGCACCGATCCGCAAACCGGCAGTTATCGTCGCGATCGTCCCCCCGGGATTAGCCCGAAGCGTTACCAGTTCGATACCGACGCGGGTACCGAAGGCGTCTGTACCGTTGGCGTATAGGGAAGCGGTTATCGCGTTGAGGGTTCCCGAGGGATCAGGCAGCGTCGTGAAGTCCTTGGCCTCGAACGCACCGGCTTGAGAGTGTCCGGCAGCGCGCTTGTTTACCCCGAAGTACCCCGCGATGTTGTAGTTCCCTAACGCGTAATTCTCAAGCGTTGAGTAGACTCCGAACTCGCGGTTCGTCGTGGAAGCTTGGACGATGTTCAGCACTTGCAGGGCTGCAGCTACCGTCCCCGCTGCGCCCCCGGTATGGTTGGCCACGCGTTCTACCCGGGCGGCATGCCGGTTAGGAGAGGTCGCTACGTCCGCGACGTGGAGCCAGCTTAGGGGATTGTTATTGCCGAGGCCGAGGTACCCGGAGGGGTTCACCACGCTCCCGCCGGGGAGGAATACTGCGTCCCTTACGAACAGGTTCCTGACCCTGAAATCCGTGCCTATGTCACCCGTCAGATTGGCCGCGTTGATTGTTGCGCGCGCTACCCCCGCATCGATATCATCGAGCATCGTCAGCATGAATGGGCTGACGTTCAGGTTGGTACCTCCCCCGCCGCTGCCCCCGCTGCCTAAGTACGATGCCCCCGCGATCAATACAAACGTAAGGGGCGAGGTGCCGATGATGGGAGCGTTTGGCTGAGTGAGCATCCAGAGGGTGTTGGGGTTGGTAACGCCCCCCGGGACCGGGATGCACGTTCCGCGCATGATGTCCCTTGTGCCATCGAAATCAGGCGCGCGTTCCCACTCCGCCGTAGTGTTATAGAGATAGATTCCATTCTCGATCGGGTTGGTCTGCGCCTTGACCAGTATGCGTTCCCCGTCCGTAAACGGCCCGGCACCATCGACTATCTGAGCACCGAACAACGTTAGGTTTACATTGCTGGCCACCCGGCACGGAGCCTTCATCCCTAGCGTTCCGATCAGTCCTGCTATCCTGTCCTGTTGTCCTGCCATGATTTTCTCCTTAAGTTATTTCCGCTCTTTAGGTGGGCCAAACAGTATTCCTTCCATCGTGCCCGTGTCGTCCATGAAAGCCCCGGTGCCGACTATGGCGTTCTTGATCGGGGTACCGGGCAACCCGAGCAAGTAGCTTACGCCCATGATAGCGTTGCCCACGCTCTTTTCGTCGCCCTCATCTTTGTAGAGGTCTATACTGGATTTGATGCCGAGCCGCACCCCTTCTCCTGCTGATACAACCGGCGATAACTTCAAACCATAGGCAGCGAGATCAGGATCGAAACTGCGCCATGCGTAAGGCCCGATCTCACGCAGGAGCGGGATGAAACTCATCTGATACAGCATAGCGTCAGTACCAAGGCGCTTGACCCAATCCTCCGGTTCTTCCTCCCCCGGATCACCGCGCAAGAGACTCAAAGCCAGATCATTCAATATCGCCGGTAGTATCACGATCATGGCCGTGGCCTTCATAAACGTCGTTATGGCCTTGATCTTCTCGCCTTCATTCCACCGTCGCTTGGATATCGAACCCGCCCGAATCTGCTGGTTTAACTGAGAACTGGCAAAGCTGTAGAACATCGTCATTAGCTGGCGAAGCGGCCCCTCCTGCATTTGTGACACATCCAGTTCACGCCCGGAACCTTGCGTCTGCCGAACAACGTGATCGGCAAATAATACCGCTTCGCCGTGGTTGTTCGCGTAGTCCCGCATACCTTTCTTGTACGCCGCGTTCCATGCGACCGCGCTCATTACCTGATCGGTCTTACCCATCAACCACAACCAAGTAGACATGGCCGGCATCAAAGGCTCGTTGATGGTCATCTTCTTCGCTTCCTCCTGCAAAGCACGGTCGTAACTCAAGTGCCGGTTGCGAAGGTAATGCGAACTCTCCACGGCGAAGCGGTATGCCGCAGGACCGAGGGGGCTTATCATCCGCATGGCCTCCAGCGCCGTAGACGCGATACCGACCCGTGATGCCAAGGGCGCCAAGTTGAGTATGTTCTGCATCGCTGGCCAAAAACTAGACAGCAATACCACGACCGTGTTCTTGCGCGCTATGTTAAAGAAGCGCTCGTAAGGCGTGTTAGGTTGATGCGCGCGCGTGGCCACGCTCTCGATACGCCCGACAAGTGCTTGGTATTCTTTTTCCGATGACGCTCTCTTGATGACCGTCTGGATATCCGCGTCGTTCAGAAGTCTGTAGGTATCCGCCACGGCCTCCCGGAAGGCGATGTCGTGTATTGTTTCGCCCACGGTAGTAGCGAAGATGTCCATGGACAGCTTGGGCGGTTTGCTGCTGGTTTCTACCCGTGCGATGCTTGCTCCTTGCATTGTGCGAGGTGCTACCCCGCCCATCCCCCCAGTATCCCCGCTCAACATCTGTTGGATCGCACCCGCGCCCGTCGCAGCAACACCCCTCTCCGAGTCGTACTTCAGCTTGAAGTACCCGCCGGTCATAGCCCCGTTTCGGGTCTGGTACGGCAGCGCTTCTACCTTGGGCGCAGCCTTGCCTCGGGTACGCTCGTCCAGTGCAGATAGTTCAGGCCAGATATCCTTATCGAATATCTCCCATATCCCGTTCACAAGCGCAACGTCGCGCGCATCAAGGAGATCGATGATCTCGCGCTGTTTGACCTCGTTCCAGCCGTAAGCAGCCTCCATACGCTGACGGCCTTCAGGATTGCCGTGCAGGAGTGCTATGACAGTGACCTCCTCACGGGTCAACACTATCGGATTACTGTCGGCATCCCGGATATTAGCGGGGACGATGTTCACCCGGCTGAACGCCCGGCGGTCAAGCACATTGTAGGGTTTATAAAGTGCCTTCATCTTCTTGAACAGGCCGTCCATCCGGGTAGCCTTCCAATCAACTCTCTCATCCATGCGCTTGAACAGCATCTCATGTAGCGCCCCGAACTCACCCCCTTCCAGTACGTTTATGATTGTCTCCATGTTCATCAACAGCGCACCGTATTCACTAATCCGCTTCGCAAACCCTGACTTCTGCGAACTGCTCTGGTAAGGCTCCTGCTTAATCGAACCGTTCGCATTGAATAGTTTCCCGTGGAACTGCCGGAGGCGCTGCAATACCGTCGCCTTGTCCTCCGCGAAGGTCTGGTTACGGATCGCCATGTACTGCTCACGCTCTCGCCTTGCGAGGATGCCGATCGACTTAACGGCGTCCGTCAACTCCCTGAACTCCTCAATCGTGAGGGTTTCATAATCCTGCGATATCTGTTCGCTGAGAATCCATGGTGCGACGGTAGGCGCGATGGCCGAGTTCTGGCCAGCCGTAGCCTGTATGTACGTCCCGAGATCGCGACGGGGTGCGACTGCGGTCTGCGACGTCTGACGGCTCTTGACGCCGAAGCGTTCAAGCAGTGCGTTAAGTTGGATGAGGTGTTCCCCGCCCATGGCCTTCTGCGCGGAGGGACGCGCCATGGCCTTCATGCGCACGATGTCGTTCTCGACCTCCTCCTGAGCATGTATGGCTTCCTTGTAGAGCGCGTTGTTGATTATCGCTGTCCGTTGCGCGCGGATTGCCCGTGCGGAGTCTGAAGCTGCGTACTTCAGTGCTTCCTTATTCGCCCGGGATTCTGCCGCTTCGTACTGTTTGGGGCGCAAGTCCTGCACCTTTACCTTGGCGATTGCATCCTGTGCTGCGATCTTCGCAGCCCTGATAATTTCCCGTACAGAGATGCCGCCGTGTCCGAGGATACTCAACCCTGTAGCGAGGAACCGTGTACGCGCTTCGTTCACTATGGCCGCGTTGACTGTCTCCTCGATCGCTTGGGCGTCGACCATCTCCCCATGGCGCTCTAACATGCGCGCGTCGGTCAGGCCGTTGATCTTGGTCTGCGCGTCTTCCGCCGTGACGAGTTGCATGAATAGCTGCTGCGGCGTGTCGAAGCCGAACATGCTGGCCACCAAGTTCGGGTGTAAGCCGTCGGCGGCTACCATGTGCTTCATGTACGGCGGTATCTTCCCGTCGGGGGATATCTCCTTCATGGCGGCGGTGTTCAGCTTGAAGTTGTCGGCGCGGGTTACGGTGCCCGTAGCCGCATCGATCATCTCGCCAGTACGCAGGAAATGCCGCGCAAGATTGATCGGCTCGTTCATTACCTCCTGCGTCACCTCTGCCCGGATTACGTCGCGCAAGGCTTTGGCTTCCGCTTGGATACGCTTCAATACCTTGCTCCGGGCGTTGGACAGCCACTTCATGTCGCGCATGGCGCGGCGCTGTACCGTGTCCACGGCCTCTTGGGTCGCGGCCTCATCGAGCCGTAGATACTCCGCGTATTCGGCTTCTGTCATCCCGGCCTGTTCAGCCGTCTGGAAGATAGGCACATAGCCGCGCGCGGCCTCGGCCTCCGCAACCGCTTCCTCGCTTGCGATCAGGCGGGAGAAGACAGCGCGCACTTCGTTGTTCAGATTACCGGCCGCAGGATGGGACCGAAGGAACGCCTCCGCCGATTGGTAGACCCTCAACATCCAGTTCTTGAAGCGCACGAACACCGGCTGCATCTTGAGCGTCGGCGCTTTGCCCTCTAGCATCCACAACTCGAAGGACTCCGCAAACTGCTCATGGTGCGGGGTCTGTTCAGCGACGGACATCGAGTTCCATTGTTCAGCCGTCACCCCGAACCAATCCATGATCGCGTTGAAATCGTTGATTACTGTTTGCGGAGCATCTGGCCGGGCGGCGAGTTTCCCCATGACGTCGAGGTAGAAGTGCCCGCTCTCATGGATCACAGTGGACAGGTTCGCGCCCTCGAAGAAGGTCGTCATCATCCCGCTAGGATCATATCCTCCAAGAAGATCGCCCTGTTTAAGGATGTTTGAAGTAGTTATCTCAGCGTCAGGGTTAACGTCGAACCACCTTTGACCGTTGTTGTAGGCGTCGAACATCTCTTGTAACGAGAGTTCTTCCTTGCCCAACACGCCTTTCACCCCGGGCCTTATGAGGGTGTCGCCGTTAACTTGGGTAAGACGAGGGTTAAGTTCTAACTTACCTGAATCGCCCGTTACAGCGAAACCTTGGATCATCGAGAATAAAGACCGGCTGAAGGGCGTTGGTTGATTTTCGAAAACACCGGGGGCGACGAGTTCTTTTCCAGATACGATCCATTTTTTACCGACTTTCCATTTACCCGGTTCGGCTTTCGTGCTCGGTAAAAACTGTCCGCCTTTATAGAAGTACCCATTTGACCCTGCGGTTTCCCCACCGACTTTTGCTTGTGTTCTATCATCTTGAGCAAACCCTTCACCCGTTTGCGCCGGTGCTGTCCCCGCTTCAGCTTGATAAGGGTACTGAGCGAACATCTCTGCCGGAGACATTCCAAAGCGCTTAGACTGCACCGCGTAGAACTCTGAGAGCGGTATGGCATTGGCTCTAGCCGTGAACTTGTCGTACCTTCCGGTAGCAACTAGCTGGTCTGCGATCTCGTTGCGGATATCCCTCAGTTCGATCTCGCGCTGTTTCCGTGAGTCCTGCTTCGCTGCGGCGACCGCTGCCTGTTCCTTGAACGTCTGGAAGAAAACCTCGGACTCGATGAACGTCATGCCTTCCGGCGTGATTCTGGAGTTGTTCAGTATCGAATCGAGAACCTCGGGCGTCCTGACGTTGGCGATCAGATCGCCGGTCGTGATCCGAATAGAGCCGCCTTCGTTCAAAGGGTCGTTCATCTGCGCGAAAACATCCGGCATGGTCTTCGCCAGTTCTTCCTTGTTCACGCCCGATTGGTTGAATATCTCCCCCAAGGTTTCAGTATCGACGTACACCTCGGCCATCTTCCCGTCCTCGGTCATCAAGTCGATGAAGTTCTGGAAAGCTTGGGGCGACCGGGAAAGGATCGCGTTGTCCGCTGAAGCGCTCACGATCGCCTCCAGCGTCGCACGGTCCTGCTGCGCCTGATCCGCCTTCGAGACATTGCTGCCGAACGCCCCGGCCATAGGTCCCCCGACCACGGGACCGAGGATCGCGCCCTGCGCCGTGGCTTCAGCTACGTTCTCCGTGAGTGATTGCGCCGGGTTTGCGTAAATCTTGGTCGCGACGTTTTCTTCAAACTGCTCGAAGCCGCTTTGGGGTGCTTCTACTCCGCCCTCGATCGCGCCACCCTTGAGCGCCCGGGGTAAGAGAGCGCCGCCCTCGCCTATGATCTTGCCCAAGAACCTACCGCCGACGCCAGCGATCGCACCGGTCGTGACCAGACTCATCAAGCCGGAAGCTTCACCAGCCCGACCCGCCGTGAGCGTTTTTGCAACCTCCGGGTCATACCCGAGCGCGATGTATTCCTGAAACTCCGGTGACTTGGCGATTCTGTCAAAAGCCATTTTCTCGATCTTGGATGCAACGCTGGTGGACTGCTGACCGTAGGCCACCAAGCCCTCACCTATCCCCGCGATCGCGGTACCCGCTTTAACGGCAGCAGCGATGGCTAAATCCCGCGCCTCCGTTAATGTAGCCCCCTCAAGCAGCGCCTTTGTCCGTGCAGCGATCGCAGCGCCCCTTGTTGCCGCCCCCGCGACCATCAACATCAAGCTACTTGGCAGGGATTGGAAGACATCGCCCAACACTTTGACTCCGTCGAAGTACGCAGCCTTCCGGGGGTCGAGCGTAAAGTATTCGAGCGGAGCGGTTCTTGCCTTCATCTCCGGGTCCACGCCTTGCATGACTGCTTCGCCCTTCGCCTGTTGACTTCTGGCGATTTCCTCCAAGGGATGAAGGGCGGCACGTATCCTCTCAAACTCAGCCTTATCCCCTTTGGTGATGATCGCGATCTGCTCATCGGATAGAACAGCGTCGCCGCCCATACCCACGAAGTTCAAAAGCATCGATGCGGTCTTGGTAGCTGCGGCGGCGATGTTGTGCCCTCCAGTTTCCAAGGTCTGACCGAAATACTTCATTATGTTGTAGTCCACCTCCATCTTCTTGAGGGAGCCTTCATCCCCCCGACCGACGGCTGCGTTGTTCTCCATCCACTTCGCGGTGGCCGGAGTCTTCTGCGCCATCTCCGCAGGGTCGTTGTTCTTGCGGAACAACATCTCCTGCGCTTCCTTCGTGGAGGCCGGTAAGGAACCCGGCTCCACGCCTAGCTGCCGGGCGATCTCCCGGCGCTTGGCTTCCTCGTCGGGGTTCTTCCCGGCAGAGGTCAGAATGGCTTCGTGTACCTTCTGAGGATCGGGAGTGTTCTTTTTTACGTCGCTGCTGACCTCGTCCAGAATGGACAGGTAATCGATCGCGCCTGTACGGGGTACCGGAGCCATGGCAGTTTCAGCCGGTGCCGTTACAGGAAGGACGGGAGCCTTAACCGGAGGCAAACCAGCCGAAGGTTCTGTAGTGGTGCCGGTAGCGGAGCCGCCCGTGACCTGATCCAGCACTGACAGATAATCGATATCGGCCATTATTTTTTACCTTTAGCTTTGGGCGCTGGCTTAGGAGCGCTCATGCCCATCATCGGCCTTGGATCGTCCCAAACAGTGCGCCCGTCCTTGCCTGTATGAACAAGTTCAAAACGGGTTTCTCCGCCCTCTGTTACCCCGATGTGCTCACCCTTGTTTACTAACTTACCCGCCTTGACCAAGGTTTCGCTGTTGTTTCCGTAGACGGCCGTCGTCCCATCGGTGTGCTTTACCATCACGACATTACCGTGAGAGCGGTTGGCTTGCCCCGCAAAGATGACGACCCCGCCCTGTATTGCGCGGACATCCTCCCCGGGTTGCGCATTGATGGATACATACCCGTGCTTGTGTGAGGTGCCTTCGTGAAGTTGATAAGTAGCCTCGCCGGAAACGCGCTTTGCCGCCGAGAAGCTGATCGGCTTCTGCTTGGTAGCCCCTGCTGTTTTTTGTGGTTGCAGGATAGTTCCCCCGCCCTTAATGGTGCCCTCATCGATCATCTGCTTTTCTTTAGCAGCGCCCAGCGCGGCCTTCTCCGCTATCGCCTTGGCGGTATCACTACTGCCAGCTTCGTCAGCTTTCTCAGTGATAGCCTTCTTGAATACTTGGGCTTCCTTCTCAAGTTCCTTCACCTCCACTTTCGGCACCGGAGAAGCAGCCGAGATAATAGTTTCAGGCTTGGGCTTCGCTACTTCCGCCTTGTTCTTCGCCTCGATCTCGGCGGTTAGCGCATCCGCTGCTGCTTTTTCGGCAGCGCGCGTCTTGTCGATCTTGGCCGCTGCCGCCTTGCGTTCAGCCGTTGCTGCGTCAGCCGCAGCCTTGGCCTCCGCTGCGGCCTTCGCAGTGGCCGCTGCCTTAGCCTTCTCAGCCTTGGTCGCTTCATCCTTCGCGGCTTGTGCAGCGGCGGCTTCAGCTTTAGCCTTGGCCTCCGCTGCAGCTTTCGTTGCGGCGCGCGCTTCAGTATCCGCTTTCACCTTGGCCGCTTCAGCCTTGGCAGTTTCCGCTTTAACTGCTTCAGCCTTGGCGACTTCAGCTTGGGCTACGGCCGCTGGCTTTGGTTTTTCCGTGGAGGGCTTCTCCGATATCCCGTAAGCCTTGCGCACTTCCGCTACCCGCGCTTCCTCAGTCTTGTGCAGCTTCTCGGCGTAGGCATTAGCCGCTTCCACTGTCTCGAACTTGCCTAAGTGCTCACCCGTCTTCTTGTAGTGCGCGATCGCCGCCTTGTCACTCACAATCTCCCCATCGATGACGGTCGGTATGAGAACTTCCTTCTTATCGATATTGACGCTTATCGAGCGCACAGTGCTGACCGTGCCATCGTTGGCCTCCACGATCGGACGGTTCTTGAGATCGATGTTGCCCTTCTCGACCAGACCATCCTTCGCCGGTGCGGGGGGCTTGATCGTTGCCGTAACTTCATTCGCTGCCGGAGCCTTGGTTTCTGCTTTGGTCGCTACCGGTGCTGGCGTTGTCGCTTTTACTGGTGCCGGTGTTTTAGCGGCTTCGATGTTCTTCACGATAGCGTCAGGCATAGGCGTGAGTTTAGGGGCCGCTGCACCCCCACCAGAGCCTAACCCCGGCGCTACCCCGGTTGACGGTGCCGATCCCCCGAGCGCAAACGTAGGCGCTGTTGCCGTTACCGTGGGTTCAGGAGCCTTCACCGCTTCAGGCGCTGCGGCTGGCGTACCCGCCGTTGTGGTCGTAGCGGTACCCGCGCCCGTTGCCGGTGCTCCAGTTGTCGATGGCACTACTTTCGGAGTTGGGGGTACCGGAGGGACGCCCAAGGTCGCCCCTTTCTGCCCTGTTGTTTTCTGCTGCTTCTCGATTACTTCCCACGCCTTCGCCAGTTGTTCGCCAGTTGGTTCTGGTCGCCCTGCGTTCCTCGCAGCATCTATGAGTTTGGAATAAGCGTCGCGCTGCGCTGGCGGAAGCTTGTATAGTTCTTTCTCGTTAAACCCGTAGATCATGCCGGGCACTTCGACCTTCTGAGTGACAATTTCAAGCATGATGTTCTTCTGTTCTTCCAGCGACGGCGCATGGCCATACTGCTCATAGAACTGACGGCCTCGCAACTCGGCCATCTCGTTGATAGCTTTATCGTAGTTCTTATTCTTTCTGATCGACTCAGTCTTGACCGAATCAACTTCGTAACGGTTCATCTTGAAGGAATTAAACTCTTTATCCTCTTTAGCCTGTACAGCAATCAAGTGCTTGGCGTAGTCGATCCCGATCTCGGGCGCTAGTCCCAAAAAATACTCCGGCGTTTTCTTCCTGAAGTTGGGGTCTTTGAACTCAGCGTTGACTCGCGCGATAACCGCTGGGTCGTTGTTCAAAGCATCTTGAGCGCGCCGCGCTTCAGCGGCTTTCCAAGCTTCCTCTGTGGCTGCGTGGCTCCTTTCCGCCCATATATCAGCTTTCACTGCCCTCTCGTCAGCAACCACATTCGTCTGCATAGTGTGGCGTACTACTGCCTTCTGTGTATCGTTGAGGGCGTTGAACTCTTTACTTGCAATGACCGAGTTCATGGTCGCGCGATCAGGTGTTGAATAGAAAGTATTAAGTACCGAGCCTTGCGCCTCGGTGTCCGCAAGCTTCTTCTCCTGCACGAACTGCTGGTACAGCGAATGAGCAGCGCTTGCGACGCGGTTATTCGTGCCGGATTTCTCAAGAATATCCGCCGTGGCGTTGTACTTCGGATCGGCCAGATTCTTCTGGAACGCTTCAGCCGCGATGCCCTTGGCCTTCGCGAAGTCCGTAGCCGGTTGCAGTTGCGCCTTGACCGCGTCGGACTGAGCCAAGGTCATGTCCTTGCCGTTCGCCTTGAAGTAAGAATCGGCGTACTCGGTGTCCCCGGCCTTGAGCGCGGCGTCGATGACAGCGGTATGAACTGTCCCCCGTGCGCCCTTCACGAACTCATCCCTGAGCGCCGGAGAGATTTCATTCACCCCGAGGGTCTGCATGCGGTAATTGGTCGCTTCATCCACGCCGTTGATCTGCTGCGCAGTGATCAACTGGTTCTTGTACGACGCCGACGCGGTCGCAGCGCGGGATAACAAGTCAGCCTTATAAACATCGCCGCCATACTTCTCGGACTCCGCCATGGAGTGCCGCATGACCTGTGCCTGAAAGTTCACGCCCGATCCGGCAGAGTGCCGCTTGAACTGTTCCTGCTGGCGAGGGCTTAGTGTGGAGGTGATCCGATCAGAGAGTTCCTTGTGCTTCTGGCCATACTCCTCCACGATCGGACGCTTGACCACGTCCCCACCCCGGATGTTCTGGTAGCCGTGCTGGGGATCGAAGGTAAGATCAAGTTCACCTTGACGCAGCGCGGTGGCCGCTTCGATCACGCGCAGTTCATCTAACTGCCTACGATGCTCGTCTGCCCTCTGGATAAGTTCTCCCCCGAGAGACTGTACCGACTCCGCAGTCGCAAGCTGTGCGCTCTCTGCGATGCCGCCACGGTATTGCGCGACTGAGGTAGAAGGTTCGGGCGTAGACCTTGCTTGTGCTCCCGGTAAGACGGCCATGTCTGTTTCCTAATCGTAAAATGAACGCTCGTAGATCGGTGCTTTCACCACGACCTCGGAGTCGTCGGCTGGCGCGCCACCGAAATTAAAACCACCAGAACCCCAATCCTTCATCGCGCCTGACAGGATCGTGCTACCGGCACCGATTCGTGCGGCCTTCTCCGCCTCACGCCCGGCAAGGGCTTGCTGCGCGCCTTCGTACCGCGTGGCTTTCGCTTGGTTGACCATGCCCCGGGCGCGCTCCTCGCCGCCATAAATCGCAGTATCGAAAGCAAGCTGGCCTTCTTTCGAGAGGCTACCCACAAGCCTTACAACAGTAGGGTCAAGCGCGCCTCCCCCTGAAGCTGCGGCAACCGCTATGGCGCGCGACTGAAGCAACATACTCTTGCGTAGTTCCTCTTGCGCTGCGCGCTGGCTTGCTGCCTGTTGTTGCCCCGCGTTTTGCTCAAGCTGCTGCGCGGTGAACTCGGAAGCGCGTTGCTTCGCCTCCCCCGCGCGACGTGCGGCAGCACCCCCTGCGATCTGCCCCCCGGCCTTGACTCCCGACGCCATGCCCCCGATGGCGGCTTGTGCGGCACTTCCGGCGACCGCTGACCCTACCTGTTCGCCCATTTAAGTTCCCCTCATAATTTTTCGTATGTGCTCATGCTGAATACTGCAGCGAGTACCGTGCAAGGGCGCGGAGAGTTTGCCCTCAGATGCAGCCGGGAGTCAGTGTCATAAGCCCCGTTGAACTCGACCGAGTCAGCGTCGTAAGAATCCCAAACCGTATCTGCCGGGGTCACGCTTCCTTCTTCGACCAGCGGCAAATCATCAAGGGTATAGAACGAATCGCCGTACTGCAGCCCTTGGTAGTGCGTATTGCGAAGAATCAGCCCGAGATGATCGAGGCGCTTCTTCTGCGTGAGCGCACTTCCGCTTTGCGCTGCGTAGGCCAGCTTGGTGCTCACGAAGGTAGCCGAATAAGAAACGCCGATGACGGCATAATTGACCAGAACAGGCAGACTTATCGCGCCGTTGATAACCTGACCGCCCCCGAGATCGCGGCCATCCCCCCACGCGACAACGAACTCGCCCTCCAGATGATCCAATCCGGTGATCAACTGCGCCGGTTCAGGCCCTGAAAAAATGATGAACGAGTCAGCTTGCTTGTTCAACGCACCGCCTTCGCACTCGCTGGTTAGCGCCCATCTTTCAAGATAGCGCCGTGTCTGTCCGTTGATAGTGCGCCGCACGACATAGTAGACAATGTCCTCCTCAGACCCGCCGGAGGGGAGCACCACAACGTCCTCGATGAAGCCGAAAGTCTGGACTTTCACCCAGCAATTAACTTCCTCCAGCTTATCGAAAATCATCACGGCTGCAGAACCGTCAGCGAGTATGCAATGTATCCGCGTATCAATCTTACGTTGTACTGCTGTGCGCACTACGCCCGGACGTCCGATCTCGGGGGTTAGCGCTGTCAGTTCTTTAATGGCATAAGTCGCCCCGAAGGACTCCGTGGTCAGTTCATATATACGCCCGAGGGTACGATCCACGAACATGACACTCGCATCGATGAGGATAGGATCGACCTGCGCGGAGCCTACGGTTGTGCCCCTCTTGATTTTGAAATTCGACGGAGTGATTGGTTCGTCCAGACTGCTTGACCGGCACAAGAACTCGCTGCCGAAGCCGCCCATGATCAAGCCTTCAGCGGAGATCAGCCAGTTGATCGTATCGACGGGACCGATCCCGATCGAACGGGAGATCGCGCCAGCGTCGCCCTCAACAGTAGCGAGGCCATAGGTGTAGTAGGCATCACTGGCAGAACCCCACAAGCGATCTTTACCTGCCCACCATAGCCGACCCTCATGGATGGCCACGGCAGAAGGAAATCCGCGACGGACAGACCACGCGCTTTCCGCCCATGTAGTGACAGGAACAAGGGAGCCGATATCGCTAATGATGTCGCCTATCATCTGTGTGGAACTGATATAGGCCGTCGTCCTGATAACGCCCGTAATAGAGCCGTGGGGAAAGGACAGCGTTACCAAGGCCATGCCGGAAGTGAAGTTGCCCGTCTTAGCGCCCAAGCGGTAGTAGACGATCTGGTTATCGAGGCCGTCGTTGTAATCGACGTTCTGATTCGTGGTGTAGTTCGTGACGTCGATCCACCCTCCCGGGGCACCGACCGAGCGCTGCAAGGTGAGCGTTGCCGCCCACGTTCCTGACGTTGCGATATGTAGGTTCCGGTCAATAGTCAGCCCTGTAATCTCGATCGGATCAGTGAACACGTTCGCAGCCGAAATCGCTTTATCCCGCACCTGACCGCTCGACTGCAAACTGAAAAGGGAGCCGACATTCGCCGGAGTGAAGTACGCCCCGGAAGCGTTCAGCGTGGTCTGTCCGGTTATCGATGTTGACGCCATCGTGATCGACGTCAGGTTCTCAACCATGAAGGGGCCGTCGTCAGGCAGGAAGGCTACAACAGACCAACTCGTCTTCCCTCGGCGCTCGATCTTCGTCGGCGGGACGCCCTCACAGGCCACGAAAATAGTATCCCCGGATTGCACATACCTGATCTTGGAGAGGTCAGATTCAGCCCATGGCGTCGGGATCATCATCGATCCGGGCGCTTCAAGAGTGACCGAATCCACTATCGTGAAGGAGTCGTTCCGGTTGAGCAGTCGCACATAGAAGTTGCCCGTCGGGGTAAAAGCAAGAGAGTGAATCCCGGGGCCTAGGTAGGTATCCGGTATGTACTCATTCCCACCAGTGATCGATCCCACGCGCAAGACCAGCACCCCCGACCTGACCACAACTCGCAGGGCATGTTCCCCGCTGCCCAAGAGGTTCACCGTCTGCTCACGGATGGCGCCTAGGGTACCGTCGCCCAAAAGCGACATGAACCCGCCAGCAACCCATGCAGAAGTCGCGAAGCTGCCCTGATCGAAGTCAGTCCACCCGGCCAGATCAACATTGAAATCCCCGTTGATCAGGATGCTGTCTGCGGTATCGGGGCGCGTTACTTCCTTGTCGTTTACGAGCACCCGCATCAAGTGGTCAGTCAGTTCGATGATGGCGGTATCGCTTACCGAAAAGACAAAGGGGATGTGCCGAGCGGGGCGATGAAGATGGGTACCGCCGATGAACTGCCATCCCGGACGGAGAGACATGGGGCCAAGCACCCGGGGCATCCAGTTCACTTGTGTTTCAGCGCTCAAGGCCACGCGCTTGACGTCTACCCGGGCGAGAGCGAGAGGGCTGATTACCCCCCGATTGAACGCTAGGCGTTCTATATTCTGCCTAGCCAATTAATCTACTCCTGCTTCCGCGATCCCCTCTGCGATCACCCTGCCGTGAACCGACCCACGTTCCTTGGGGCAAGAACTGCGTCGGGCCTTGCAGGGCGTCCTTCGAGAGGGCGTTTTTCTTCGCGGTCTTGAGATCCTTCTCAAGCTTCAAAACCATCTTCTCGCTCTGAGTGATCCGCAAGGCGGATTCAGATGACAGGTGTGTTGCGACGTACTTCGCAAAAGTCTCCGGCCACTTACCGAAGTCATTGCCAAAATCAACATGGTCGGAGACATAGCTTGTGAAAATCTCCTCAAGATCAGCGAACCACCATCCCGCTTCCTCGCCGTAGCTCAACAAGGGCACGTTCAGGTATTCATCGGTACACATCTTGGCGGTGCGCACACAATCGTCCGGGCGCTCGAAAGCGTGGCGATAGCCGAAGGCAGGATTAACCTCCGGTGAGAAGATCAACTTGGAAGTACGAAGCGCGAACTTCCACTGACCCTGTTCAAGGCAATACTTGACTGCCTTTGGCCAGTTGATGTCAAGCACCCGGCGGGGTTCCCTGTTCTCGTCGAGGGAAGCAAGAGCGCGCTCCCCCATCATGTTCAGGGCATCGTTGTATAAACTTAACTTATCACTGGCCATGGCAGTTCTCCTTAATTAGCACTTAGCGCGCTGCATTTCCGACTTGATGCGGTAGCCTTCCAGTTGCCATATTTTTTCCACGGCGTCATCGAACGCTATCTGACGACCTACCTGTGCGTCGAAAGACTCCATGCTCAGACATGCGCTGTGCCCTACTACATGGAACCCGTTCTTCAGCGTTAAAAGGCATACCGTGACCGTTGTGCCCTCAAAGGTCCTGTAGTTATCGGTATCAATCTGCTCTAATATTTTCTCCCGCGTTAATTTCTCGGGAGGCCCACATTTTTCATCTACTTTCTTGTGTTTGCCATTAACCATGCCTGTCTCCTAGATAAGCGCGTTGATTTCGTACTCCCGCACCCACTTGAGTGCTTCCTGCTGGGAGGGGAAACCCTCCTTCACCGTTGTGCGATCGCTCTTGCGGATCACACGGAAACGCGCTTTCACTCCGGCGTAGAGTATTTCAAAATCATCCTCCTGCTTCTTCTCCTCGGGGAACCCATCCACAAGCGGGATGTACCGGAGCAATCTGACCTTCGCCCAATTCAGGCCACTGGATAAAACGATCAACTCCGCAAACCATGAGTTGTCTTCAGCCACGACCTCGATCCGCGACAAGGGACTCAAGTTGGCTGCGACATGCGACCAGTATTCAGGCTTCAAAATATGGTCTAGATCAGTATTTACAGCGGGGGTAACAGCGTAGACAACGCGGACAAATTCAGCCGCCTTAAAACGGTCGGGAGTCAACTTGGGGGCTAGGCTTTTAATGACTTTCTTAACAGGTGCTTTTGCTTCTTCTGTTTGTACGGTTTCGGTCATGTTCATCTTCCTCTAATTATATGAAAACGGGCGCTGTTTTAAGAGCGCCCGAATATCCTACCATGACAGACAAGAAAGCAGTTGTTACTCGGCAGGAGGTTCCTCTGGCGGAAGCGTGTTATCGATCACAGGAGGTGGCCCTTCTGGAATTTCGTTTCCGGGGGTGGGCTGCTCTCCAACAGGAGGAGGCGCTGCCACGTCTGCGGCGATCGCAGTACCAGCGGAAAGAGTGACCCCTTTCGTAGTGGTAGAAGCTACCGCGACTCTATGGAACGTGATCGCCGTTCCAGTATCGGTATCCGTTACGATCACGATGTCACCGACCTGCATGCCTAATTGCTGGCCGTTGATGATGTAATCAACACCGGCGACGGTTGCAGCGGGATCGGTGGAACGATAAATCCAGATACGACCCGGTCCTGCGATCGGGAAGCTGATAAGCGCTGGTGGATTGTCTAATGCGTATGTCATGTCGTGTTCTCCTTAAAGGTTAGGGTTAAAGGCAGAACCGTCATGGAGCATCTGTACAACGCCTGAGTTCTGAAGCAGCTTGGAACCCATGAACACGGTGCTACGCGCATACGAGTAGTCGTGCTCTTTCTCGTAGTCAACCGCTGTATCGATCCCGCCGGTGTTAATGGCTTGGCCGATGGCGTTCTTGTGATACATGAAGGTCTTCTCCGCAGCGGTACCCTTGCCCGGAAGGTTCGGATGAACGATGAAGTTGATTCCTGCCCAACGGTATTGTAGCAACTGGTTCGTGAACGGTTTGTTGTTCACATAGTCAACGCTTGCGAATTCCTTGGTCTGCATCAAGTACGCATGGAACGCCGGGGTAATCAGCGCGGAGATATTGCCATCCAAAGGGACAGCGTTATTACCGAGGATAGCTTGAGCGTACATGACCAAGGACAGGCTACCAGTTTGTGTAGCGCCGGTGTCTTGAGTGCCGGTGGCCAACTCATTGATGATGTCCTCATCGACCTTGCGGTTGATAACGGCCATTGTTGTTTCTTGCATAATCCTGCGGCCATCGCCTTGGGACGCGAAGATATTGAACTGAGTACGACGTACCAGATCGTGCCACTCAAGCAAAGTAGCGGTGAACTGGTTCAAGTTGTCGGAACGAGCAGGGATCAGACCATTCAACCCACGGGTTACAGCCTGTGCGTTGCCGGAGTCAGCGACCAGAAATACGGCCTGATTACCCTTTATGACGGACTCGGTAGTGACGGTGTTGCGAACTAAGGATTGCCTTTGCTCGAACCCGGCGATAAATTCTTGTCGGTACTGCGTTTGATATGCGTGGTCAGACATGGTCTACCCTCCATAAGTTAAAGATATAGCTTCATATCCGTTCGCTTGGGGTATCCACGCTGACTTCTTTGGCTAGGTGCCCTCGGGGAGGATTAGCCTGAAAAGCCTATGGAGCCTTGCTAGTCGGTGTTGTGTCGCGAAAGTACGCCGACTAGCTAGGGTTGTCAATACCTTATGCCACTTTTTTCTGAACCGTGAGGAGATCGCGGTATCGCTGCTGCATCGCCTCGGCCTTTGGCCCCTTCCAATATTCTGAGGTAGGATCGCCCATCATCTTCTGCATGCCCTGCATCTCGTTTTCAATTGCCTGTGCTGCGTTCACGCCAGAGCCGGGCACCACGGTCGCCATCGGATTGATTTCGCGCGAAAGGGAAGCCAGCCAGCGCAACGTGGCAGGATCGTTACCGATCTTGGTACCGTCGGCCAACCGACCCCCCATGATCTGATCCTTGACGCCAGCGGGAGCGGTATCAAGCAAGCCGGTTATCAGATTGATGTTCAGCTTGTACTCGCTGCCCCAATCCTTTCGGAGAACTTCCTCCCCCGCGTTTTGCGAAGCACGATCCTGCTCCGCGCGATCGTCAGCCATCTTCTGATCAATCGCCTGACGCCACTCGACCATCTTCGATACCTGCGCCGGGGTCATGTTCATGTCGTGCGCGGTCTTGAAGAAGTCCGCAGCCGTTATCGGATCGGTACCGTCCGGCAACTTGACGCCGTAATCGTTTGGCGTCGCCGGTAGCCCGTTCTCCACGCGCCAGTTTTGAAGTTCTTCCGGCGTTGGGTTCTCCGGCAGCGCGGACATGAGTTCCCCACTCGATATCCGGTTCTGCGCTGCGATAAGGGCATCCATCGCATCCTTCTCGGAGGAGTATCGAGATAGCCGGGCTAATAGCTTGGCGTCGCCGTTAGCGTACTTCGAGCGCTTGGTTGCCCAATCCTCGTAGACGGGCGCTTCTGTCGTAGTTGGCGTTCCTGCTGCGGATGTTTCTGTTGAGGTAGTGGTGCCCGTTTCTGTTGTCGTTTCGGTTCCGGTGGCTTCTGCTGTTCCCGCAGGGTCCCCCGTCGTTT